TCGAGTGCCCCGCCTGTTTAGGATTCTGGACTGGCGCGATCATCGGCGGCGCCATCGACGGCGGCTGGGGCATCGCGATCGGCGCGCTCTACACCGCTGGCAGTAACTACATTCTCTCGAAGCTCACACGTCTGATCGACTAGTTCCCGGAGGAAGTCATGTCCGCAGCCGTCACCCCGATGTTCAAGTTGAAGATGTGCCCGATCAAGCCGAAGTCGGCGATCGTCGGTGGCAACTCGAACGCCTGCGACGGCGACGGGTGCGCGTGGTGGGTCTCATTCGCGGCGAACGGCAAGATCACCGGCGGGCATTGCGCGATCCCGCTCATCGCTACCGGGATGATGAACCTCGATCTCACCGCGCGCTCGCTCGCCGTGCAACTGGTACACGGACAGCCCAGCGAAGAGACGCCGCCCGGCGCGGCACCGAAGGGCTAGGAGAACGACAATGGCCGACACGATGCTGGCACCTCCGACGTTCGACATGCAGATCACGAAGATCCGCGAATGCGCCGCGGAGCACTCCGACGACTTCCGGATGCGGATCTCGCGCCGCGCTGAGAACATCGCCACGTTCAGCGGCGCCCGAGTCGAGCACTTCGTGATGCCCGAGACGTGGCTCCCGATGCTGTGCGGCGGGGGGCAATTCATCCTCGCCGCGTTCCACGAGTCGGCGCCGAACGTGATCATCACCACCGTCGTCCCCGGCGTGATCAGCGGTGAGGCGCGTGCGGTGGACATCGCCGCTCCCACCAAGGCCGGGTGGCAGGGGCCGTCTCAGCTTCTCTTTCCGAAGCCGGCGCCGACGAACGGCACCACGAGCTTCTACGACAAGCCCGGGGGAGGGGGTTCGAGTGCGCCGCCGCGCGATCCGACGTCCACCGCTCCTTCCTCCGGGCCCTCTGCCGACCTCATCGATCAGCGGTTCCGGCTGATCGAGGCGCAGCACGCGGCCGAGCGCGCTGATCTTCAGCGGATGCTCGACGCGAACGCCAAGTCGGTCGAGCGGCAAATGCAGGGCATGACCGAGATCATCAAGGCAATCGCCACGCGCCCCGTCGAGCCGGCGAAGCCGATGTTCGATCCGGCACTCCTCGCCACGCTCACCACGGCAGCGACGGGGATCGTGGGCGCGCTCATCGCTCGGTCCGGTGAGGATCGCAAGGCTGACCTCGCCGAGCAGGCCCGGCGCGACGAGCGTGACTCTCGCGCTCGCGACGAGCAGATCAAGATGATCGTCGGCATGAACGAGCAGAACATGAAGGCGCTCGAACGCAACGCCGACGCTTCCTCGAACGCGATGAAGATGGTCTCGCCGATGGTGGAAGCCGTCTCGCTCATGGGCCGGACCGTCGTGCAGCAAATCGCCACCGTGCAGGAGATGGCGCAGCCGGCCGACGAGGGGGCCGGCTGGGCCGGCTTCGCCCGCGACGCGGCCCGCGCGCTCGCGGAATACCTCGCCACGCGCCCGGCGCCGGCTGGCTCGCCGCAGCGGCAGCTTCCCCCTGGCGCGGCTCCGCCTCCGGCGGCTCCGGCAGCCGGCCCCGCTCCGGCTGCGCCCGCAGAAGAGGTGACCCCTGCCACCCCGGAGCAGATCGCGGCCGATCCCCCCGAGGCGCTCGCCGGCTTCTTGGAGCAGGCGATCCGCGCGAAGGCGGATCCCGAGGAGGTCGCCGACGGCTACATGCAAATGCAGGTGAACAAGGGCTTCGTCGAGATGGTCGCGGCGGCCGGCGGCCCGCTCAAGTTCTTCCAGGCGCGGCTCGGGGAGTGGGTGTCGCAGAACGCCGACTACGTCCGCGCCCTGGTGAGCCACCTTTCGACTCGCGGAGTCAAGGTCGTCTGAGCCACGTAGCAGCACAACCCGGAGTGAAAGGATCGCGCGATGGAAAAGCTCCTCGAAATGTTCAAGGCGGAGATGACGATGCGGAAAATCCCCGAGCCCATGATCGATCTCGTGGTGAACCTCGTCGCCGGAGTGGCAGACGGAATCCGCGACCTCGTCGAATCGACGGTGGAGGCGAACCGGGCTGCCACCCTCATGCACTACGCGCAGGCGGCGGTGCTCTTCAACGATTTGGAGTTCACGACTGACCTCGCGGCCGAGTGCCTCGAATCGGCGCGCGAGATCAGCGGCGCACAGAAGGCCGAGGATGGGCCGGCGGCGGAGCCGCCGGCTTCCGCCTGAGAAGTCAACCGGCGCGATCTACTGAGAATTCTCAGTAGATCGCGCGCTTCTCTGCGATCACCCCGGAGACGGCAGCTTGACAGCGCCGGCATCACCCTCCTAGTCTCCGCTCCATCGCGCGGCGGTCACCCGAAGGTCTGGGGCCCGCGCTTTGGCGTTTCGACTCGAAGAGGTCGGGAACGACGAATCCTCACAGCGGCGGATGCTTCAGCGCCTCGCGGAGTTGATCGCGAAGGGGTCGCGAGATCCGTCGATCGTTCGAGCCGCCCGTGCCATCACCGCCGACTGCGACGCGCGAGACGATCGCTGCGAACTCGAAGCCATCTATGACGCCGTGAAGAACGGCACCGACGCCGTGCCCGGGATGCAGAACGGGCTGCGCTACGTCGCGGATCCGAAGACCACCGACTACTACATCGGCGCGGCCCGCATCCTTCAGGAGTGCAAGGCCGGCGCCTGCGCGGGCGACTGCGACGAGGCAACCATCCTCGTCGCCTCGCTGGCGAGCGCGATCGGCTTCAAGGCCGGTGCGCGTGCCTACGGTCCGAACCCCCGCGTCAACGAGTTCGTCCACGTCTACCCGGTCGCTGCGCTCCCGAAGAAGGCGCCGTGGCCGAAGGGCTACGCCGGGCACGGGCTCGACATCACCGTCCCCGAAGCATACGTCGGCTGGGAGCCGCCGAAGGGCCGCGTGCTCACCTATTGGGTCACTGAGGGTTGACGTCGTCTCTACCGCTGAAAGGAATCGACCGATGGCATACGTGACAACGAGGATGAGCGGTTACGATGTCGTCGGGCCCCAGACCTTCGGCGACGTCTGGGATGACATCGCGAAGGGAATCCAAGTCGTCGGCGCCACCGTCGGAGCGATCCGTGGATCGCAGGTGAAGACGCCGGCCGTGGCGACGCCGCCGGTGACCGCGCCCGGCCTCTTCTCCCCCGGCGGCTTCATCGAGAAGAACCAGACCGTGCTCCTTCTCGCCGCCGCCGGCCTCGCCGCCTTCTTCGTGCTCGGCAAGCGGAGGGGGTAGGTCATGGCGAAGCTCGATCTCGACGTGGACGCGCCCGACAAGGTGGCCCCAGTGCTCGCGAGCGCCGCGCAGCAATTCTACGACTCCGCGAGCGAGCTTCAGTCCGCGTGGCAGGAGAAGGCAGCCGGGCGGCCGTGGGAGATCATCGCGAAGGAACTCGAAGCCGCCGCGTCGCGCATCAAGAAGAAGCTCGCAACGATCGGTTTCTAGCGCTCGGAAGAAGTCCCCGCGGTTCATGTAGGAGAAGATCATGTTCCGAGGCTACTCGAAGAAGAACCGGAAGCTCCGCCGCAAGAAGCGGAGCGCGAAGCGGTTCGGCGGCTTCGCCGGCACGAAGGCGATGCACCGCGCCGATGCCGCGCAGTACGCAAAGGTGGCTCGGAAAGCGGCGCAGGACGCGCGGAGCGCTGCGCGGTCTGGTAACTGCGAGCGCGCCGTTCACTACTTCGGCGTCGCCGCGTTCTACGGGGGCTTCGCCACTGGCAACCGGCGGTGGGCAGTAGGTGGCCGGCGGGAAGGAACTCGCGGTGGAAGCCGGATGGGATCCCGCATCGCTGCGTTGCAACGCACCGTCTCGAAGGCGTGCAAGATCCGCTGACAAGTTACGGCTCGCGGTGAGCCGACGATCGCCGTGAAGGGAAACGAGAGGAGTTCACAATGCAGATCGCGGTGCTCGAAGGATACCGCGTCCCTGGAAGGAGCACGAAGATGGCACGTCGTCGTCGCCGCCGCAGCACTCGCAGGGTCGGTGGGAAGCGCGCTCTCCGCAAGCGCATGAAGGTGTGCGCGCGGAAGCACAAGGTCACGTCCAAGGGCTTCTGGGCGTGCGTCCGCAAGGGCCGCAGCCGCCGCCGGTAGCACCTCGTCCGCATCGCCGGTAGCCGCCGCGCCGGTTCCACGCTGAGAGCGCCGTGAAGGCGCAAAGGAGTCGATCAAATGGCAAGGCACCGCCGCCGCCGCCGGCACCGCCGTTTCGGAAGCTACGTCACGACGTCGCTCGGCAGCCTCAAGCAGTTCAACCCCATGGGCCGTACGGTCCGCTCGACCGACGTGCTTGTCGGCGCCGGTCTCGGCGTCGCCGCTTCCACCTTCGTCAAGATGGGCATCGAGAAGGTCAACGAGATGCTCGGTGGGAAGATCCCGCTCTTCGTCATGCAGCAAGCGGGGCCGCTCTCCACCTTCCTCGCTGGCGTTCTGCTCTACCTCGGGCAGAAGAAGAGCGCTCGGGGCACCGGGCACTTCGTCGGCGCCTCCGCCGTCGCCGCCTCCGCCGTCTTCTGGGGCCTCCTGAAGCAGTACGGGCCCACGAAGTCGGACGGGACGCCGATGTTCTCGGACTACGTCCGGGTCCCGTCGCTCGGTCTGCTCACCGCCGATGCCGGCGGCCGGTCGCCGTTCGGTCTGCTCACCGCCGATGCCCCGATGTCGGGCTTCGGCGACGAGTTAGACATCTTCAACGCTGCCTGACCGGCTTCGCCGGCCAGGAGCGGGCCTTAGCTCGGTAGCCGCCGCGCCGAGTGCAGTTGCAGGAAACGCAGTTCACAGCGCGTAACGCGCGAACGAAAGAGGAGCACCAAATGCCGAGCTTCATCTACCCCGCAGCGCAGCGCCCGAGCACGGCCGTGGCCGGTCTCGGCGATCAGCACGATGACAACGTCTACTCCGCGATCGTGGTCGCCCACGGCGGAGTGGGCACGCAGAAGGCGTTCGTCGCCGGCCAGGGCTCGCCGATCCCGGCCCTCACCGGCACCGCCATCCCCGTCGCGAACGTGCCCAACACGTACGTGAACTACACCCCGCTGACCACGGTCATCGAGCAGTCCGGCCAGTTGGGCAACTCGATCGGCGATGCGGAGATCCGCGCCATCGGCGTGACCTTCGACCTCGCCGCGTACTCCTACGCGGCGGCGACGCCGCGCGTGTTCGGCGCGACGCCGTTCGAGATCGCCGACGTGCTCGGCAAGTGCCGCATGGAGGTGAAGGTCTCGAACAAGCGCCGGATCCAGGGTCCGGTGTGGTCGTACCCGAACCTCGGCGGCATGGCCGGCGGGCTCGCGACGACCGCGAACGCCGCGACGATCGGCGCCGTGAACAACGGCCCGTTTCCCACGGGTCGCCGGCTGAAGAGCCCGATCCTCATCGCTCGCAACGACGTGCTCGTCGCCGAGTTCACCGCGGACGCCGCCCTGGCGTTCTCGGACACCTCGTTCGCGACCACGCACGCCGGGCAGGCCACCCTCGTGTGGATCAACCTGATCGGCACGCTCCGCAGCGACGTGAGATGACAAGCCCGTAGAACGGGCCTCGTATTACCGTACTCCGTGGTAGGGTGTCCCATTCAGGCCCCTACCACGGAGAACAGGATGAAAGAAGCAGACAAGAGGTAGCCGCCGCGCCTCGGAGGTAGGAAATGAAGATCGTTCCGTCGCACTACGTTCCTGCGATCCCGGCGAGGTTCGCGCCGGCTCCGCCCCCTACCAAGCGCGCCGTGTTTCCTCCATCGCCAGTGTGGGGCGGCGGGCCCGGCCGTCCCGTGCTGCTTTACGACTCGGTGACGTTGCAGGCCGGTGCAGAGCAGCCGCTGAAGAACCGCGCCTTTCAGAACACGTTCAACGGATTCGTCGAGCTTCACTCGGCGATCTTCGCGGCCGAGCAGTTGACCGCTAACGTCTCCACGGCGCGTGCAACCTCCATCGCGACGACGGCCGTTCAGATCGGAGTGCGTCGCGCGGCGTCGAACAAGGTGCTCCGCATCACTGACGGCTTCATCCCGATGTGGATGCTCGCGCCGTCGGACAACCGACTTGCCTCCGCTGCCGGAGCGAATGGGCTCACGGCGCTGATCGACTGGAAGTTCGCGTCGCCGATCGTTCTCGGACCGAAGGATCAGATCGAAGTCTCAGTGCGCCACCTCTCGTACTTCACGAATAACACGCTGGCGCATGTTGCCTTCGGCGGAGAGGTCGTACCGAGATCCACGGCTGCTAGGCGGCTGCCGTACGCAACGGTATGGTCTGGGCACAACTTCGCGTATGCCGAGGATGGCTCCGACACGTCCGGTCCTGCCGCGCTATCGAACGATCTGGAAAACAGGAAGTTGCACGTTGAGCGCATCATCGGGCGCTTCGTGACAGCGGCGCTTCAAGGAGCGAACACAATCGTCAACGACCTCGTCGATGGCTCGAATCAAATGGATCGGGCCACGCTTCGGATGCACCTTCAGCAAACCCCGATCATTCGGAGCTTCGCGAAGTGGATCACCGTGTTCGGAGCCAACGCGGCCCTCGAATGTGACTTCGACATGCTCGTGAACGACTTCATCACCGTCACCGTGGCGCATCCGCCGGGGCCGACACTCGCGACGCCGTTCACGTCGTTCACGGGGCAGCCCTTCGTTTCCATCGTCGGTTCCCGGGAGGAGTGAAAAGCTATGGGCTCCGAAGTCATCCTGTTTGGAACCACACCGCAACTGACGATCACGGCCGGCGTGCCCGGCCCCGATCAGCGGTTTCCCACCGAGGAACTCGTCAATCGCTTCAATAACGAGGCGATCGAGATCACCGAGTTGATCTTCGAGCTTCACTCTTCGATCACCTCTTCCGGCAACGTCGGCGCCGCCGACTCTGTTAGGTCGGCACAGATTTCCCTTTCGATCGGGCGCTACTTGATCACTGACCGCAGCCCATTCGATACGATCGCGATCATTCGCGAGGCTACGGTCGGGAACGTCGTGGCGCTCGCCGCCGCAGCGTTGGACACCTTGCAGGTTCGTCGGTGGATCCTCGCTCGGCCCCTCATGGTTCACCCGCTCGAATCCTTCTCCGGCCTGTTGTCGTACGATGGCGCTGCCATCGCAGGCATCGCTACTGGTACCGTCGATCTTACCGTGGTGGCCCGCGGTCGGCGCGGCGGAAAGATCGATCGGACGCGATGCGTTCCCTACGCCTCCGGTTATCTTTTCAGAACGCCAACCGCGCCGGCTCCGAACCTCGTCTTTCAGAACACGTTCAACTCTCCACTCTTCATCCGGTCGATCAACACGACGCTCGGCTCGTCCATTCAGACGGCTCCCGGGCAGACTCCGCCGGTGATCACAGCACCGGGCGGGCTGGCGAACGTGGTGCGCCGGGACATGGTCCCCCAACTCACGACTCCGTGGGGACTCGCCGGGCAAAGAAAGTCGTTGGAGGTCGCGCATCAACTGAACCCGCGGGAGTTCTACCAGATCACTACGGCGCTCCGCCTCGACGATGCCATTCCATCGGCGCTCGTTGCCCCCGCGATCACCATCTCCGGTTACCGTGAGGAGTCGCGATGATCGCCACGCTGTCACCTCAACCGATCGTCCTGTCTGCCGCTCCGGTGCCGTACCTGACCACCGACGCGGTGGGCACGGAGAAGAGCGCAAACCAGGGGGTTTGGAACTCGGAACCCACCGGGGTTCTCATTTCCGACATCTTCATCCAAGGGAACGCCGCGCTCGCTGAAGCGGGGGGCGGGAACGCGAACACCGGCGTCGGAATCCTCCTTCGATACCGTGGCGAGCCGATCACGAACGGCTACCTGCCGTTTTCGTCCGTGTGCTCGGTGCTGAACGCTGCCTTCGAGGATCCGGGTGGAGTCGTGGGTGGCATCACGATCCTTCGACTCGCAAAGCCGTTCTACTTGGAACCTGGCGGGATCATCGACGTTGCGTACAGTAGCATCATGTTCCAGGCGAACGTCACGCTGCGCGCGTTCGCCGTCGGGATCCAGGCGTTGACCCCACCGAAGGAGCGATGGCTTCCGTACCTGACGTCGTACCTCGGTCCGACCTACATCGGAACTTCCAACGCAGTGATCGAGAATCAGTCGGTTCCGACCGATCTCGGTAATCCGTTCGGTGATCCGATCTTCGTCGATCAGTTGATCGGACGGGTTTACGTTGGCATCGATCCAAACAATGGAGTGGCCCCGACCAATTTCCGCGACACCGGCTCCCCGAGCGCGGCGTACGCATTCAGAACTCGACTGACCGACCACAAGGGCGCCGCGTGGATCCCCGTTCCCACGCCGATCCCGCTGGCGTTCGATACCGTGACCCGTGCGTGGCCGGTGAAAACGAACATGGACGCCAAGGGATTCCTCACGGCCGATCTCTCCGGTGTAGCGACGTTCACGAGCGTCACACCCGGATTCGTTCTGTACGCTCGGGCTGGCATCGGTCTCGTCGGCTATCGGAGGATCGGATGAATATCGCCACCCAACTCGTCGAGACGTTCACGTATCAGAGCTATTTCGACGACGTGCTTCTTCAGACGGCGATCCTCGCACAGCCCCCTGGAAGTGCGATCGTCGAGAGCACGTTGAAGCGCCCGCAAATCCCCGGGGTGGGTGTCGCGCTCCACCCGTCGTCGGAGTGCCCGATCGCGATTCGCTTCTTCGGAAAGCACGACTCCGGAACGATCATTCTCACCCCCGGCATGAAGGTCATGACGGGAGCGTTCGATCGCTTCGAGTGGGGACTGCCCTACGGGTGGCTCGGCGGCGGTACGGCTGTGCTCTACGCGCTGCATGACGACGCGGAGCTTTCCTTCCAGACCTCGTCACCGGACGTGCTCTTTCACAGGACGCGGATTCAGATCGTGATCGGCGCGGCGCCGGACCTCGCGACGGCTCCGGTCAACTGGCCGGTTGCCTTTCCATGGGCGAATGCCTTCTCGGGCGTGGCCCCACAGTCGGGCAACGACGTGCTCGTGGTGCAACCGACGCACACTCTCTTCCGACTGAGGGTGTCGCAAGCGGCTCCTGTGTCTCTCATGCTTGCCTGGCGTGGCACGCAGGACTTCGACACCGACCTCGCTGGGGTTCCGGCGCTGGTAGACTACACCGTCACGGAGCTTTCATTCCCGGGAGTTCCGGCGACGAGCCCGACGGTGGCGTTCCCCGTCGCGTGGATGGACGATCCTCTCGTTCGCCTCGGTGGTCGAGCTTCGATCGTGAACATCTACGATCCGGCTGGAACGCTCGCCGAAGACTTCGTCGATGTCCTGCGCTACGGCAGGTTCGCGTAGGAGGGTACCATGATCATCCGCGAACCAGCCTTCGGCGAGATCCTCACCCCAGGGACGATCCTTGGGCACGCGAACGTCGTCGATTCCGATGTTCTGCGCGTCAGCACAGCGATCATGGGATCGAGCGTGGACGACGGGTTCAAGTCGGGGTGGATGAGCTTCGCCGAGGCGTGGGGGCAGTTCTACGACTCGCTTCAGGGAGTGACCGGCTGGGCGCAACGCCTCTGGGCTGGCACCGACGATCAGATCGACGACTACCAGACCCGGCTCGTTTCCTGGGAGCAGTCGTTCCGAGCGGCCGGCGGGCAGGTGCCAGGCGGCCCCGTGGCGCCACCTTCCCCTGCCTTCTCGCTCGAAGGCATCCTCGGGCAAGCAAAGTGGATCGTGATCGGCGGCGCCGCGCTCTACGCGCTCGTCACCTTCGGCCCGGCGCTCTCACGGGCTTTCTCGTCGTCGCGGAGGAAGTGATCATGGCCCGTCGTCGCCGTCGTAGGTTCGGAGAGGTGAAGCTGAAGAAGCGCGGCGGGAAGATCAGCCGCCTCGTCTACCATCACAACCTCCCGTCGCGGCGCGTCGGGATCAAGGTCTTCGTCTCGCGGTACGCTGCGGACACGGCCGGATATCAGGCGTGGGCGTGCCCGGCGTCTTCGGGAAACCGCGCGATCCGGGCGTCCGGCGAATCGAACGCCTACCAGCGGATCGGCGGCAGGTGCGGCCCGTACGGCTACGGCCGGACGCCGACGCGGGCGATCGAGAAGGCACTCATCGCGCTCGGCAAGTCCGGCGCTCTTCGGAAGGGCGGGAGGTAGGTCATGGCGAGACGACGCAAGCGGAGCCGGTTCGCGGAGCTTCCCCACCGGAAGTGGTACCGCGGAGCAGTCTCTTCGGCTGCACACTGGAAGAAGATGTCAGCACAGATCCGCGTGGCCCGCGTCGGCGACACTGGCGAGCGGAAGACACAGCCGTACCGCGCGATCGTGTGCGTCGGCGGATCGCGGATGAAGGGCTTCTTCTACCCACGTCTCGCGGCGAACCGCTGCGGCGAGGCCCGCGGCCGGACCCCGACGAAGGCGATCCGCGGCGCGTTCCGCGATCTCGGCAAGTCGTTCAAGTAGGAGGCGATCATGGCACGTCACAGGAAGAGCCGGCACAGGCGGAGCGGACGCGGAGGCAAGGGCTTCCGGCTGCCCCTCATCGGCAAGCTCACGCTCGGCAAGCTCGGCGTCGGCATCGCCGCATGGTGGTTCCTCGTCCGGCCGGCGATGGCGTCGGCGCCCGAGTCGGAGGCGATCCCGTCGAACTTCGTCTCCATCGAGCCGGTAGGCCCGTCGGTGCAGTCCGAGCCGATCACCCCGAGCATGTGAGGGCTTGGCCATGGCACGTCGCAAGCGATTTGGCGAAGGAGATTGGCTCTCCGAAGATGATGCGATCGACGAGGAGTCGAACGAGCCGACGGAAGACGATCTCATCACCGACGATCATATCCACTTCTATTCGAGCGGAAAGCGGGCCCTGACGCTTTCCGAGACGACGACCGGAGTGGACACGGCTTCGATGTGGAAGGCGATCGACGCATGGATGGAGAAGTCGAACTACTACCCGAACGTCTGGTTCATCTCGGACCACGGGAACGCACATCTCATGGAGCGGCCGAAGCGCCGCCGGAGGCGGCGGTGAGTGGCCCGACGTTCCTCGAAATCCTCGGCAAGCGGCTCGCCGAGCAAGGGGCCGGTGATCGACGCGGAGTGGACGGAGGTTCCGGGCACCGCATCGTCGCCTCCGGTCCCCGGCGCCTCGCTTCGCCTGCATCGGGTCGCCGTGATCCCGCGGCGCCGTGCAACTGCGACGGAAAGCGGAAGGTGCCCGGGGTGCGGAAGGTCGGGTGAGCTAGTGGCCGTCAAGATTTCGTTCGTGACCGCTCACGTCTGCCCCAGGTGCGCGGTGTTCGGAAAGCTGGGGGCACACGCCCTCGGCGCACTTCTCCGCTAGCGCGGAGAGAAGGAGCACAAGATGAAGATGGGATTCCTCTCGAAGCCGCTCGTGAAGCTGCCGATCGTCGGCAAGGTGACGCCGCTCCTCCTCGGCGTGGCGTTCGCCGGCTGGTACTTCTTCATCAAGAAGCCGGCGGCGGCGGCGCCGACGGTGGCCGGCTTCGGCTTCTCGAACTACTTCCGGGGGTGACGTCATGGCCCGTCGTCGGCACAAGCGTTTCGGTGATCCCACTGCGGTCCACGCGGAACGGGCGAAGTTTCACCTCCGTGAGATCAAGCGGCTCACCAGAACGGCGCGCAGTTACCTCGCCTCGCCCCCCGACTGCGAGAGTGCGGGCGGCTTGATCGTCGCGCTCGCGCAGATGCAGGGGTCGTACTTGATCGACCGCACGGCCGGAGGGTTTCGCCGCGCTGGGGGGTACGGCGGCGCTGGCCCCCGTGGCGTCATTCGCAAGTTCCTCGCGCTTTGCACGGTGAAGCCGCGGAGCGCGTCGGCGGCTCGCAAGATGCGCGCTGTGTGGCGCCGTGGGGGATGAGCCATGTTCGTCCGCGAGCCCACCTTCGGGAAGCATGATCCGCGCTACGGTCAGATCGACGCCGGCACCTCGACGGCGATCGTGGCCGCGGGCGACGCTGAGAGCATCTCGCCGCTCACCTACTTCTTCACCGCCGTCGCGGCGGGCGTGACCGTCTTCTTCATCACGAAGTGGCTCGGCGGGAGGAAGTGATGAGTCGGTACGCCTACAGCGTCGCGACGAGCCGTTCGCCGACGGCGTTCAAGTTCCGGCTGCGCACCGATGCGTGTCGCTTCGCGAAGTCGTGGGGCAAGCTCCGTGGCAACGGCCACGCGCAGGTGTTCAAGCTCGACGCGCACGGCAAGCCGCTCCGCGAGGAGCATTGCACCGGCGGCGTCTTCGGTGGCTACAAGCGGCGCTCGCGTCGCAGGAGGAAGTGATCATGGGCAAGCTGATTCGCTACTCGAAGCTCGCGGCGCTCATCGCCGCTTTCGTCGTTGCGTTCATGGGGCCGCCGAAGGCGGCGGCGCAGACCACGGTCAAGGAGGGCAACGGTTCACAACTCGTGATCCCCTGGACTGTGCAAGGCTCCTCGGTGCCCGGCTCCCTGCCGGTGCCGGTGAACCCGGCCGCGCTCACGGCCGGCGAGACCACCGAGGTCGCGGTCACGAACGCAGCCGGCGGCACCACTGTGCCGGCCGTCGCCTTCGCCACTCGCCGGGAGGTCCGGCTTCAGAACCTCGGACCCAATCCGATCTACTGCACCGTGGACGGCTCCGCCCCGGTCGTGCTCTCGAACGGGGATCGCATCCTCCCCGGCGATCGGGTCCCGTACGCGATCGGCCCCCTCATCATCCTCCGCTGCATCTCGGCCACGGCGGCGCAGGTGACGACCGCCGCGACGATGGTCACCGAGTTGCGCTAACGCGCACCTCTTCGGAGACGGCAATGCGCGCACTCGTTCTCATATTCCTCGTGGCAAGCGCAGCGTGCGCCGAGACGCGCGTCATGTGGAAGAACGAGCGGGCTGCTTACATCGAGCACGACGTCGCGGCCGAGGCGTGCGAGATCGAGTGGATCATGGCGCCGCAGATCCGACTCGCACGGAAGAGCTACCGAGGCATCTTCATCGAGTGCATGGCGAGCTACGGCTGGCGTGCTGAAGTCTGGGAGATCGCTGTGACCACCCCGGAGAACCCATGATCTCGCTCCTCGTCGCTCTCCTCGTCGCGCAGACCTCGCTCGAAACGACGGGACCGATCGGTGCCACGAAGGCGCCGGTGCTCTACGCGCCGTTCGACGTCATCGGCACCTTCGCCTCGGGCTTCGCACTGCCGACCGGGCAGGTGGTCACGGTCGTTCGGGCAGGCACCGCGACAGCCACGTACATCGACGCGAACGGGCTCGTGGCGAACGCCGCCGCGAACACGGCACGAGTCGAGAAGGCCGGGCTCCTCGTCGAGCAGGCCCGCACGAACTCGGCGCTTCAGTCGGAGACGACGTGCGTCGCGAACGCGGTGCAGGCGCCATGGACCCTCGTGGGCGCTCCGACGTGCGTCACGAACGCGGCGGTTGCACCGGATGCGGCCGGTTCGACGACGGCCGATCGCTGGACGTCGGCGGTGAACACGAACCTCATCACGCAGACGGCCACGACTGCTTCCACTTCCGTGTTCGCGGTTTCACAATGGTTCAACCGAGCCGTGACCGGAATCGTGACGCTGCAAGGCACCTGCGGAGCGGCAACGGCTACGGCTTGCACTTGCTGGACAAGCGACGGGCGAGCTTGCACCGCCGCTGCCGCGACCACCACCTGCACGGTCAAGATGACGGCAAACACGACGTGGTCGCGGCTCATCGGCAACTACACCTGCAACGCCGCGACCACCGCTCCGGTGATCGCATTCGCGCCGGGCGAGCTTGCCGTTTCGACCGGCACCGCCGACGTGTGGGGAGCGCAGCTTGAAGGCGGCAATTCTAGCAAGCCGTCCGTGTTCGCTACGAGCTATATGGCGACCGTTGCAGCAAGCGTGACACGCAACGGCGACACGTACACTACGACATATCCGATCGCCGCTGCGAACAATGCCGCGTGGTGCGCAACTGGCGTGTGGACACCTGAATCCGGCCGCGCGTGGAATCAAGGTGTGAACGTCGAACGGCTCATGTCCGCGTATGTTACAAACGACGGAGCGGCAAACTCGTGGCGAACGTACATCGTGTCTTCGACTGCTCTTCAGTTCGACACGATCGACGGAACGACTACCACGAGATCCCGCGTGTCTTCGCTTCATGCACTCCCGAACGGATCCCCCGGATCTTGGACGTTCACGAACTCGTCCGGGGTGCCTGGGACGCCTTCGTTCCTACTCAACGGACAAACTGCTAACGGGGCTCTTTCGGGTGCGGGCACCGGATCCGTAGCTCCGACCACGCTCGCGTTTGGGATGACCGGAGCCGCCACAGAGCAGTTCGGTGGGAACATCCGCGACTTCCGCATGTATGCGAACACGACGCTCTGCGGTGAGGGATCGATCTTCCCAGCGCTCTTCGACGACGACGTGAACACTGTCGCGCACGTCGTCTTCCGGCACGGCGCTCTCGTCGATCTGAAGTCAAATGCGTGGGTGATGCCAGTCAACCCGGTTCCGCAGGTCACATCGGGCGCGTTCTCGATTCCTCCGAGCGGAAATCTATCCAATCCAACGACGTACTACACACTCGGGTCCGGCGCGGATGTGCTCGATTTCCCCGGTGGCGTGTTCACGATCGCGATCGTTGCCACCCCGGCGAACTACGCGGCTCCGACGAGTGTGCTCCTCGCGAATTCGAACAATTCTACGGACGGCTGGTTCACGTCCATGACTGTCACAGGCAACGGACGGTTCGTGACTCGCCAGCCGGCTGCGTCGGATCTCAGCACTGCCAACATCGCTGCGCTGAACGTTCCCTTCGTGCTGTGCGCTGGCCGCGACGGAACCAACTCGATGGTGAAGCTGAACTTCGGGACGATCGTCTCGGCGGCAACGACATACGTGGCGCCGGTCACCAGAGTCGTATTTCTCGGCAACCTCAATGGTAGTTTCCCCTTCCCTGGCGTAGTCCACGAAATATTAGCCACGACGACTGCGCCGTCGGATGCGGCGTGCATTGCGCTCGCCAACACCGCTTTCGCCCGCATGGGCATCACGGTCCCGCCGTGAGGCATGACAGTTGACCACCGATCACAAGCCGGGCGACGAGGCCCCGAAGGAGAAGCCGAAGAAGAAGATCAGCGCGAAGCGTGTGCTGATCGCGCTCGGCTGGGAGAAGCGGCCAGACAACTCTGAGACTCCGCAAGGTCGCGGCGAGGATCTTCTCGCCCGGCTCGGTGTGAGAGGCGGCGCGCTGGGCGGAGTCGTGATCGTGCTCATGAAGGTCGTCGCGGCGATCGATCGGCAGTCCGTCGCGTTGGAGGATCTAGGGAAGGGTGTAGCAGCCCAGGTGAAGCAGGCGACGGAAGGAACAGAGACGCTCAAGGGTCTAGTTCAGTCGAGCGATCTCAACCGACGTGAGCAAGAACTCACCACACGGGAGACGAAAGCAGTCGGCGAGAAGGTAGACAAGCTGGCCGACGCGATCGGCGTGCGAAAAGGCGAGACCACCCCGGTTGCGCCTGCGAATGTGCGCGCTACCCCGGTGGGAAGAGGGAAGCCATGACGGCGAAGAAGCGCCTGGTGGAAACGCGGATGGAGACGCTCGACGCCGAGTCGATCGCGCTCATCGTGTCCCAGCTTTCGGCGCTCATGCACCACCGAGAGGATCGCATCATCATCGCCGTGGAGAAGATGCTGAAGCCGATCACCGACACCTTCAAGTCAAATGGCGGCACGCTCGATCGGCTCGTGGAGATGATGGACGGGATCGATGAGAAGATCACCGCGTTCGAGGCCCGGATGAATTCGTACGAGAAGAAGACGGATGCCAGGATCGAGCGCATCGAGCGCGAGATCACGGAGAGGAAGAAGTCATGATCGTACGCGATGACCGTGGAGTGCCGAGTGGCTACGGCGAGGTCCAATTCGAGGGCCTCTTCGACTCGATCAAGCGGGCGGCTCGCGCCGTAGGCAATGCTGTGTCGGCGGTGATCCCTGACAAGGTGGAAGGCATCCTCAAGGCTGGCGCGGCCACCGCAGCCGTGGGGCTCACCGGCGGCGCCGCCCTGCTCATCCCGGGCGTTCGCCAGCCAGCGATCCAGGGGTACAAGATGGGGGCCGCCATCGGCGCCGGCATCGTGGGCTCTCAGGCGCTCGCGAAGGGGGTCAGCGCCATCGGGACGACCACGACCGGCCCCGCCTCGGGGGACCCCGCGGCTGGGGGAGCCGCGCCGGCCAGCCGGAGTGCCGCGCCCATCGTGGCCGGCGCAGGGGCCGGATTCCTCGCGCTCGGGCCCCTGGGGGCTGTCATCGGCGGTGTGGCAGGGTACGCTCTGAGTCGGAGGGCATGACCCGTGGCGATGATCGGTGGCGGCGGTTGGGGACTGAAGATAACGGCGCCCGTCGTGGCGGTGCCCGTGGTCACCGTCCCGACTCCACCGGTGAGCACCGCGCCTACGAAGGGCATCGCCCCTGGTATTACTCCGCCGATCATGGCGGCTCCGGCTCCGATCGTTTCGGAGCCACCGAAGCAGATCGCGCCGGTGATCGTCGTCCCGACTCCGACCGTTCCAACGCCTCCGGCCGCCCCGGAGCCGCCTCCGCCGGTGGCATGGCCGTCTCCGATCGTTCAGCCGCCGAAGCAGATCGCGCCGGTGATCCCCGTTCCGCCTCCGCCGGCAGCGCCGGCCCCGCCGCCGGTTGCCATCCCCAGCCCGCCGATTGCGACCCCGCCGGTCGTGATCCCGCCGGTGATCTGGCCCCCGCCTCCCGCGCCGGAGCCGGAGCCGCCAAAGCAGATCGCTCCGGTGATCCCGATTCCTACCCCTACCGTTCCCACGCCGCCCATCATCATCGAGCCGCCACCCGTGGCATGGCCGTCTCCGATGCTGCCAGCGCCGGAGCCTCCCAAGCAGATCGCGCCGATCGTCACCCTGCCAGTGATCACCGTGCCGACTCCGCCCGTCGTGGATCCTGTGCCGCCGCCCGTAGCGTGGCCCTCTCCTCCCATGATCACGATTCCGGTTCAGCCGCCGGTCACGATCCCGGTTCAGCCGCCGGTGGCCATCGTGACCCCTCCGGTGGCAACGCAGCCGATCATGCCGTCGCCGAAGGAGCCGGAGCCGGAGCCGATCTCGAAGATCAACCCGGTGATCCCGATTCCAGCGCCGCCACCGATCTTCGCGCCTCCTCCGGAACTCATCCCCACGCCGACGGTTCCGACGCCGCCCTCGTTCCCGGTCATCGTGACGCAACCTCTCCCGATCATCGTAGCGCCGTCGCCTCCGCCGTTCGTGCCTGCCCCTCCGATGCCGCTTCCTCCGGCGATCGTCGAGTCGCCAGTAGTTGCCACGCCGCCGATTTCACTTTCGCCGATCGAGACAGCAATGAAGGAGTCTGTGATGCGTCAAGAACTGCCCGTCGAGATGCCGCAGGCGCCGACTCCGGAAAAGCTTCTCACGATCATGCCGATCCAGCAGGCGCCGTCTCCGTTCAAGACGTCGATCTCCTCGAACGACGTGATCCCGTCGTCGCCGGTTGCAACCCAGCCCGCGACTCCGGCCCCAGAGGTCGTCGCCACGCCGATCACGATCATGCCGGTGAACCCGCCCGGCGGCCAACCCTTCGCGCCCAAGGCGCCCATTTACGGCACGCCGGAGTGGTGGGCGGCTAGCGGCTCCGGCTCGGCCACGATCCCCACCTCGACCGTGCCCACGCCTCCGGCGACCCAGCCGAACGTGACCGTCTCGCCGGTGGAGATGGCCGGCGGGCAAGCGGTGGCGGCCCCGGCCGCGGGCGGCATGGGTGCTGTGCTCGCGCTCGGCGCTGGCGGCTTCCTCGTTGGGGGCCCCGTCGGAGCGATGGTCGGGCTCGCCACCGGGTTCTTCCTCGGAAAGAAGGCGGCGCCATGATCATCCACTACAACTTCGGCGCCCTCTCCCCGGGGGTCTCCGTGCCCAAGGAGTTCATCCCCGTCACGCTGCCCGACGGGCGCGTGCTCCGCTCGCCGACGATCACCTCGGGGCTCGAAGTCATGGCGCGGGGTCTCGAAGCACAGGGGAAGACGGCCGAGGCGGCGGCTGTGCGAGCGATGGACGCGCAGGGCGGGCTCGCCAAGATCCCCACCGCAACCGTGGCGGCTCCGGCCGTTGGCTGGGGCATCGGAGCCGGTGCCGGCGTCGGAGCCGGTGCGCCCGCAGCCGGCGGGATCATGACGCCGCTCGCCCTCGCGGCCGGCGGGTTCTTCGTCGGCGGCCCCATCGGTGCCGCTGCCGGCGCCGCGGTCGGATTTTTCCTCGGCAGAAAGTAGGAGGAAGTGATGGCATACGGATCGTGGAACCTCGGTGATCTCTACGCGGGCGTCTACAACTCCGCGGAGGTCACCCGGCTGCAAAAGATGCTCGTTTCTTTAGGCTACCGGATCGCCGTCGATGGTGACTTCGGTTCCGAGACGGACACGGCGGTGCGGCAGTTTCAGACCATGGCCGGGCTGCGCGCGTCCGGCGTGGTGGACAACCTCACCGCGCAGGCGATCGAGGCGTCGGTCGATCAGGGGCTCACCCCCGGCGCCTCCTCCTACGGGCCACCGCAGGCTGGCGCCCCGGCCATCCCGCCAGTCAAGGCTGGCGGCGTCTCGCCGCTCCTCATCGCTGCCGGCGTCGGCGTCGGCATCCTGCTCCTCTCTTCAAGCGGCAAGCGTCGGAGGTAGTCATGGCCTACGGAGCGGTTCAGCACTCGGCGGCAAGGATCAAGGCGGCATTCTGGCGTGGAGCGCCGAAGGGCATGAACAAGCGCGTTTCGATCCGCGTGGAGATCGGCCGTTCGATGCGCCAGCGTCTTCCGTGGTGGGCGGGCCCCAAGGATGCCAAGGGGCCTGTTTGGAAGTCGCGTGTGAAGTCACTCGGACCCGGCTATTCGGCCCGCGCGTGCATCGTCGGCGGCCGTGAGCGCCGCTGTACCTACGCGGAGGGAAGGTCCCCGACCCTCGCGTTCAAGTCGGCAGTTCGGAAGCTCTTGAAGAAGACGAGGTGAGCCGTGGCGTTCATCACCGACGTGATGCGTGAAGCGGTCGGCCGGGTCGAGGTCAGGACGACCCTCGGCCCGCCGATCGTCATCGACGATCCCTTCGCGCCGGCCGGTGGTGAGCCCTCGTTCGCGGTGAGGCTCTTGAAGCCGTCGATCACCCTCTTCGACAAGGGCGGAGTCGAGCTTCACTCGATCGCACCGGAGGGTGATCCCGGCACCTCGAAGTGGCCCCTCGTCGTGTTCTCGGTCGGAATCCTGCTCGCGCTCAACCTGCGCGGCTTGCTGCGGAAGCGAGGCTAGCTCGAATGCCGCGGATCCCTGAAGAGGCGATGAAGCGCCCGCTGACGTGGATCGCGGTGACGCTCGTGCTTGCCCTGACGGGGCTCACCGGCTACGTGATGACGAAGCAAGCGGAGAAGCTCGAATCGCTCTCACGCGAGGTCGATCACCTCGCCACTCTCGTCGATCTCACCTGCCGCCCGGCGAAGGAGTAGCTCGTGGCAATCTATCCGTTCTCGCCGACTGACATGCGGTACCCGATCAAGGCATACATCGACGATGTCTCCGCTGGGGGTCCGGTCGGCGCGTTCGGGATCCCGCTCGTCGCCACCGAGTCTCCGATCCCGCGGATGCAGCTTTCGTTTCCGTACAATATCAACACCGCCAACGTCACGGCGATCAACGCCAACGGCGGCACCGTCACGCAGGCGAACGGGAAGGCTATCCTTCAGACCTCGGCCGCGAACAATGGCTCGTCGATCCTGCGCAGCCGCTTCGCCGCGCGCTACACACCCGGCCAGGGGCAAGCGATCAAGTTCACCGCCATCTTCACGCCCGGAGTGGCGAACTCGCGGCAAGAGATCGGCGTAGGCGACGCCACCGACGGCTTCTTCTTCGGCTACGTCGGCGCCGTCTTCGGCATCATCCGCCGCCGCGGAGGAGTGGACGACTTCATCCCGCAATCGACGTGGAACGGCACCTTCAACGGGGCGTCGAGCACGCCCGTCAACTTCAACCCGGCCGATGGCTTCGGCAACGTCTACACGATCCGATATCAATGGCTTGGGTTCGGTGACATCTACTTCTTCATCGAAGATCAAGAGACGGGCTTCTCGTTCCTCGTTCACACGATCCGGTATGCCAGCACGCAGGCGATCCCGTCGATCCTGAATCCGTCGCTGCCGCTGTGGGCCCGCGCGGTGAACAGCGGCAACGCGACGAACATCACGCTTCAGACGCCGTCGATGGGTGCCTACTGTGAAGGCCCGTACAACCCTTACGGCCCCAACTTCGCGGTTGGCAACCGGAAGACGGCGATCACCACCGAGACGAGCATCTTCACCATTCGGAACAATCTCACCGTCTTCGGTGGCCCGGCGAATAATAACCGATCGAACCTGCGCATCGACACGATCTCAGGATCGCTCTCCGGTGCCGCCGACTCGCAGGTCCGCGCGGTGCTGAACGCAACGCTCGGCGGAGCCCCCGTGTTCAACGACATCGACGTGAACACGTCGATCGTCGCGATCGACGTGGCCGGTACGACCGTGACCGGCGGGCGCGAGATCCCGATTCGCATCCCCTCCACCGGGAACGCGCAATTCGCGATCGATATCTCGGACATCGAGGAGCGGCTCGCGCCGGGTGACACGCTCACCTTTGCGGGATCGAGCTTCGCCGGGGCGGTGGTGGTCAACGGGGGTTTCGGTTGGACGGAAGAGGTGTGAGCTACCTCGGTGTCAGACGGCGCAGGAAGTCTGAAGACTTCGCCGTCTTCGTCCAGCTTCATTACTGCCAGTGTTCGCACCACTTCGACGTTCACAAGAACGGAACCCGTTGCACCGTGAAGAACTGCCCGTGCGAGTTCTTCCGGGTCTCCGCACGCGGGGGTAAGTGATGCCGGCTCCCAGAGGCTACAAGAGGAAGAAGCTGAAGTCGTGGCGGAAGTTCTGCGCGCCGGGCTCGATCCGCACCATCCTCTCGGGCAAGGCCCGCGTGCTCGTGTGCTGCCCGCGCTCTCACTGGAAGCGTGGCCGGTGCAAGGTCGGGATGCGCGCCGTCTCGCTCGACGTGCCCCGCTCGTTCGGCGACGTCCGCGTGAGCTTGCCGAAGTCGGCGTACTATGCGCTCGAACTCGACAATAGCGGCCGGTGGCCGGGGTTGGAGCGGGTGAAGGGTCGGATCTACACGATGCCCGACGACACGGCGCACTCACTTCTCGGTGAGGCAAAGATCCGTGGCATGTCGAAGGAAGCGTCGGGCTACGATCTCATGTCGGCGAAGGACCGGGCCGGCGCTCGGATCGCCGCGAAGAATCTCTCGAAGGCCCTGGGGAAGTGAGATGAGGTTCACGCGGCAGCAAATCCTTCTCGCGATCCTCGGCGGTGCCGCCGCGGTGCTCGCGTTCACGAAGCGGGAGTCGATCATGCTCTACGGTGCGAAGGCGCTCGAAGCCGGCAAGGAAGCGGCGTTCCGCGCGGCGCTATCTTCCCAGGCAAAGCCGTACTCCGCGGTGATCCTGCAAGCCGCGCGCGACACCGGCGTTGACCCGTTCATCATCTACGCGCTCGGCCAGCGGGAATCGAGGTGGGGCGCGGCGCTCAACGCGAACGGCACCGGCGACGCCGGCCACGGCCACGGGCTCATGCAGATCGACGACCGGAGCTTCCTCTCGTGGCTCGAATCTCACGACTGGCGCGACCCGTACACGAACGTGCGGAAGGGAGCCGAGATCCTCCGCGACAAGATGCGGTTCTTCGAGGGCCGCTCCGCGGTGCAAGGCTACACCGACGGCGTGAACGTCTCGGTGGACAAGTCCGCCGAACGCTTCGGGGTGCAGCCGGGTCTCTACCCGGACCCCCGCCCGCTCATCGGATCGCGGCTCGTCGAGGCCGGCATCGCCTCCTACAACACCGGTGAGGGGAATGTGCTCATGGCGCTCGCCGTGGGAGCCGACGTCGATACGACCACGGCCGGCGGCGACTACTACGCCGACGTTTGGAGCAAGATGCTCGACGCCGTCTCCCGATTCGCGTGAGGCTTGACGCCGCACGAGGAGCCGGCTAGGCTCATCGTCAGGCGCCTCCCCAGGCGCCCCTCGATCGGAGCCTCCTCGCCCTGATCCTGCCCGTGGGGGGGCCCCGGACTTCGCGTCCGGGGCCCTCTTTTACTTCAGGGCGGCGGCGAGGATCGCAGTCTCTGGCCTAGACTGCATCGCGGCGAGTCCGGCCGCACCGAGCGCCTCGCGCTGGGCTTCGTCTGCAAGGAGCCCAAGCGTGGCATCGACGAGCGCCGAATAGTCGGCCCAGGCGAGCGCGCCTTCGAGGCCCGGCTGCACCGGCCCTTCGGAGAGAACGCACTTCGAATTCGCGAGCAAGTAGCTCACGCGCACCATCTCGAAGACTTGCGCGTCGTAGTAATGCAGGTTGAGCACGATTTTCGAGCGCGCGATCAGGAAGTCGCGCTCGTTCCCGTAGTAGCCGAAGATCCGGTGAACCTTCACGCCACGGTTAGCTAGTGCGTCGATGACGTGTCCACGGCGCGCGTTTATCGATCCGTAGAAGAGAACGTCGATGTCCTGCCGCGCTGGCGGCAGGTTGCTTATGCGCGTGAGACATGGCATGTGGCCGATCGGCACGACCTTCGGAGTCGGTAGGCCGAGCGACGAGAAGCGGGCGGCGTTCGCCGCGTCGTAATCCCACGTCTCGTGTTTCGCGAGTAGCTCGCGGTAGCCCGCGTCGAACCACGCCGATCCGACTTGCTCTAGGTTGTAGATGATCGCGTCGGGCGGAAGCTCATAGCACAAGTGTGCGCCGAGCACGATCAACCGCGACGTGATGCGGCCGACGTAGCGCGGAAGCTCGATGATGCCTCCGCCAAAATTGAGCGCGCGTAGCGCGTCGGAGAGCGTCTCGGCGACTTCGCGGAGTGCTTCGACGTGCGGGTATCCTGGCGGCTTCACGATCGCGACTTGCATGGCTCCCGCGACTTGCATGGTTACCTCCGGGCGATGAGCGCGAGGGCCGCCGGCCACTCGAACGCGACGATCTCGACGGCGGAGAAACCGGCCGCGATCGGCCACCGCCACGCATCGGCCCCGAACTCGGTGTGGACGCGGAGCCCTCGGTGTTCGGCCTCTGCCCCGCCGAGCCCGGGGTCGCCGTGATAGCTCGCCGGCATCCCGAGCCGGCTGGCCGTCATGCGATCGATGATGATCGGGACGGTGTAGATGCACGCGCCGCCGTAGCGGAGCACGCGGCGGCACTCCGCCAGCCCAGCGACCGGATCGAAGACGTGTTCGAGCGTGTCGGAGTGAACGACGAGATCGAACGAGTGGTCGGCGATGCCCACCATGTTCGTCATGTCGATCTGGGGCCACTCGACGAGCCGGTGTCCCTTCGATAGCGCGAGGTGCGGCGTGAGAGATCCGGCACGGTTCACTTCGAGGATATCCCGGCCCGAACCGTGAAGGTGAGTGCGAAGCGTGTCCCACGGCTCGAAGTTGCCACGGGAGAGCGGTGAGAGCCAACACCTGATCGCGTGCGCGAGCGCGATGGAGCGGAGGTTCGAGCCGCACTTCGTGCAGATCGTGCCTTGCTGCCGATCGATATACTTCACCTCGTGCGGCGCGAGCCCCCACGCCGAGATCAACTCGGGCCACAGGATCTTCGAGTCGGAGAACTTGTCACCACCGCAGACGGCGCAGATCACTTGCGCCTCGCGATGAAGAGCATGATCGGCGTCGTCGCGCGATCGACGAGCGGCCCGATCTCGCCGCCCCACTTCTGGCCAAACACTGTGACGTCCGATGCGATCCCCAGAGACAGAGAATCGAGCATCGAGTGCTTGTGGTGCGGGTTGAACCCGGCGGGCTCCAAGTACGGCACCGACCCGATCACGATCGGTGCCCTCTTCAGGAGCCTCGCGAGCGTCTCGGCGGGTGGCGCGTCGAGATGCTCGATCACCTCGAAGGCGACGATCGCGTTGATCACGTCGGCGACGGCGAAGTCGATCACCTCGAACGGTGCATCGGTCGGAGTCTTTGGCGGCTGTGAGAGATCGAACGTGGTTAGCCGACCGCGAAGATTGGAGTGCTCGCGGCCGTACGCGATGGCCTCGAGATCGGGGTCGCAGCCACAAGCGTCGAACCCGGTGGTCCGCAAGAGATCGGTGCCGTGGCCGGTGCCGCACCCGTAGTCGAGCACACGGAAGTCCGCGCGGTCGATCTGCTTTCCGCCAGCTTCGCGCTGCGCGGCAGCGAGCACGTCGGAGGCCCAGCGGTAGCGTGCGCGGTGCATGTGACCATCGGGCGTGTCTTCGTCGCCGAGGATGCGAAGCCCGGCCTTGGTGACCGCGGCGGTCGGCGTCCACGGGTTGAAGGCGAAGGTGCGGGTCTTCGCGAACGCCTTGTTCACGATGACCTCGCCGATGTGGCCGATGTCGAGGGAGGTATCAACCTTGATCGAGTAGCCCGCCGCGCGGGCTCTCTCGCAGAAAGAGACGTCTTCGCCGCCGCCGGTGTTCCGGAACGGGTTCGGGCCGAGCTTCTCGAAGACCTCTCGCTTGACGAGGAGGAACGCGGCGCCGGTCGCATCGACCTCCATGATCGGTGAGCCACCCGCCTCGACCTCCGACTCCCAATCGTAGACGTAGCCGTAGCCGCGCGCCGGCACGCCCGGCGGCCACTTCCGCATGAGGATCGGCATGTACGGGTGGCGGCGGTTGTGGCAGAGCCCGCCGACGATCGGAAGGTCTCGATCGAGGAGCCGCTCGGCGGCATCTCTCTCGAAAACCATGTCGTCGTCGATCCAGAGGAGGTGCGTGACGTGGGGATCGAGCGTGAGCGCCCCCGCCACGATCATGTTCCGGGCATCCTCGACGGTGTAGCCGCGCGGGTCGAGGAGATGGTACGGGCGCGGCAGCGAGATGTCGCGGATGCTCTGCCACGTCGCGGCGTACAGCATGTCACGGAGCGGAACGCAGATACAGACGCACGGCTGAGTCATTGTGTTCTCCCCCTGGAAAAAGGCGCGCAGCGCCCTAGATCATCACGACGGCAACGACGCCGGCCTTGATCGGTAGCTGGTACGTCTTCGCGATGGCGAGCCACCGCATGTCTTCACCGCAGCCGGCGGCATCCTCTTCGAGCAGATCGCGGGCCTCGACGATGCTCTCGGCGATGACGACCGCCATGCACCCGCGATAGGTCAGGGCTTCGCCGTCGGTGGTGGTGAGGTGGTAGAAGCGATCGTTCGGGACGACGAACTTGAACACCCGGCGCGCGTCAGGAATCATCGGAGCACCTTCTTCTCGCGGAGAGCTTCGTGAACGAGCCGGCGGAGTCGCGGCTGCCACTCGAACTCGCCAGCGTCGAGAGCGGCACGCTTCAGCGCCTCGACGTCTTCGGTGTAGAGCCGGAGGTTCACGCCCGTGAACTTCTCGGGCTCGACGGGGGGCTTCTTCGGACGGGCCATTGCTCAGCAACTTCTCACAACTCAGCAACCCCGAGCAACCTCCCAGACGGGCCCGGCTGGGCTAGGCTCCTCCTCACCCCCAGGCGGCGCACCGCCCTACGGCAGCACAGGAGAAAGACCATGACCTACGCCACGCAGATCCGAGTCGCCGTCCCCATCGCCGGCACCGCCATCGCCCACGGGCTCGGGGCCACCCCGGCCATCTTCAACTGGGCCCCCGAGGATGCCGCCGCTGCGACGGCGATCTTCTTCTCGGCCGTCCCCGCAGACGTGACGAACCTCAACCTCACCGCGTCGGTCACCGGCACCGGCACGGTCTCGGCGTCGCTGCCGCACTCCATCTTCCGGTAAGCGCCGGCTCTGCCGGCGCCTTGCGGGGGCCCCAACGCTCCGGGCGTTCCAGGGGCCCCTGCTCTTTTTCTCCGCTAGCGCGGGCGCTCGTTTCAGCGCGTGAGCAGGATCGCGACCGTAGTCGCGAACGCTCCGCCGACGAGGATCCCAACCGCGAATGCAGTCGAGACCACCGACGCCCGCTCACCCCGGGCGTCGTGGACGCCGGCCTTGTAGCCGTCGCTCCACACGTCGGTTGCCTCGTACCGCCGCGCAATCGCCGCCGTGTCGAGCATCGTGTTGCGGTCGAGGAGGAGTTGATCCTCGTACCCCGGCGAATCCACCCGGCGGCTATCAGCATCCATCGCATCGCGGAAGCTCATTAGATCCCCCAGCGGGCGAAGAGCACGCCAGCGATGAACGCGCCGATCGCCCACAGCATGTTCGAGTAGTACGCCCCGGCTCTCCGCCCCGCATCGTAGCCGCGTTGCCACGCGCCGGCTGCGCCAGCGATCAGCGTCACGTCGTGCTTCCCACCATCGTCATCGAACTCGTCACCCGTCTTCATGGATCCCCCAAGGGGCCGAAGGCCCCAGCAAGCGCGTCCGCTGCCCGTTGCTTCCGTTCGTCTCCTCGCCGATCGTATCGCGCCGTGGTCGCCGGATCGGCGTGGCCCATGAGCCCCTGTACCGTGACCGGATCGATGCCGGCGTCGAAGAGAGTAGAGGCGAAGGTCCGCCGGAAGTCATGCGGCGTCACCTCGATGCCGGCCGCGTGTGCCGCCTCGGTGATCACCAGCCCCACCCCGGAGACGGAGAGCCTAGACCCGACCTTGGCGTGCCCACCCCGCCAGTGTCGGGGGAAGAGCGGTCCCGGAGCCCGGCCGCGCTCGTCGAGCCAAGTCTCGATGCGCGCGAGCGCGACGTCGGGCAGGAAGACCTCGCGGTACTTCCTCCCCTTGCCCTTGCGCACGATGACCTTCGCGCCGTAGAGGTCGGCGAGGTCGAGCCGGACAAGCTCGACGCGGCGCAGCCCAGCGTAGAGCGCGAGCGCGAGCAGGGCACCATCGCGCGTTCCAGAGGTCACGGCGATCGGCGAGCAGGTGGTGAAGAGCCGCGCGATCTCCTCGCGGCTCAGCATCCGGCCGGCGGGCACGCCGTCGCCAGCGATCGGGTCCACGTCCACCGCGCGCTCGAAGGCGTCGCGATCAATCCTGCCGAGCTTCCACGCCGTGCGCAGCACGCCGCGGACCGCGGTGAGGTAGAGCCGGGCGGTGGCCGGAGCGTACGTTGCCACGAGCTTCGCGCGGATCGCCTCGACGTGCTCGAAGTGAAGCCCCTCCCAGGGGAAGACGCGGACGGCAGCGGTCGCCGCGTCAGGGTTGTCGGCCGGCGCCGCCCCGAGGAGCACGACCACCGCGCGCAGCGCCGGCAGCATCGCCGCGTGGCCGAGCAAGTAGACCTCGACGGCGGCCGGCGCCGGCCCCTCGCGGCGGAGGTCAAGCGCCGTGGTCGGCTGCGCCGGCCGCTTTGCAAGCAGCTTGCTCAAAACTTGCCCCGCATCGACCATCCCATCGTGCGAACGTTGCCCGTGGCGACGGCGACCTCGAACCCAATCGTCACTGTCTGGAAGATCCGCCGGTACGGGTTCGGGAGCAGCCGAGCCGTCACAGCGTGAGTGACGATGCAAGTGATCGCGTAGGTCGTCAGTCTCGCTGGGCTGGGATGCTCGCCGAGGATCACGTTCGTCTCTGAGAACCCTCGGTGGTAAAGCATCTCCCGGGTGGTGAAGTAGTCTGCTCCGATCGCCAGGATGAAAGCTCCTTCGACGGCCGTGTCGATCTTCGTCCACTCGTCTGCCTGCGCGGCGGCCGGCGCGAAGAGCGCGAGCACGAGGAGGATCTTCGTCGTCTTCATGGTCATGCCCCCTTCTTCGAGTGGTCGGCGGCGCGTTCGAGCGCCGCGAGTGATCGCTGCGCGGTGCGCAGCCGGGTGGTGAGCTTCTTCTCTCGCACCATTACAGGCGCGGATCGCCGCCTCGATTCGCGTGATCTAGGTGGAGCGAGTATGCCCGAACACTCGACACAAGGCAAGTTAAAGTCAGTGATATTGGAGTTTCCTAGTAATATCAACGACTTAGGTCACTTCCGGGCCTTGGAGCCCTTTCGGCCCCCTGGCGAGCCCCTCCGCGGCCGGCGCCGAGCCGCCGCCTCCGCCCGAGACCGGCACCACCGGCACCCCCGCGCTCCGCAGAACGTCGAGGTCACGTCGGCCCGCTCGGCGTCGCTGAGAGCCCAGGCGGCTTGCAGGAGCGCGAGCCGGGCCTGCCCTACCCAGCCGCGCCGGTGTGGCCCGCCGGCTCGCTGGAAGGCGCCGCCCGGCTTCGAGGCGTAGGCGTAGGCCCTGGCCGCGTCGAGCACCGCCTTCTCTGCGGGGGTCATCTAGTCTACCCCCGAGGCGGCGAGGGTGACCGGCACCTCTTCGACGGTCAGGCCCAGCCGTCGAGCCCGCTCCACCGTGGCCCGGGTGCCCCCGGCCACGCCCGGTGCGAGGAAGGCGACCACGGCTGGATCCTCCACAGCATCGCGGCCGACCGCCTCGACGAGCATCCGGGCGTTGCGCGCGTGGAAGCTCGACGGCTGTGAAAGATCGCCGCGAAGCTCGATGACCTCGTCGGCGAAGGTCTCGATCGCATAGCATGCTGCCATCGGTTGCTCCACCGTGCGCCCGGGAACGATGACGACGCGCCGTGGCTTCAAGTCGTGGCGTGGTAGGACGCCCGCGGCGCAGAGCGCGATCGTGTCCACGCCCCGGGCGCCGCCGAAGATGATGCCGGCCGGCAGCGCCGCGACGATCTCCGCCAGCTTCTTGCGCACGGTGAGCCGCCCGGCGTCGTCGGGATCGCGTACGCCCGTCACGACGACCCACCGCTTCGCGTAGAACACCGCATCGACGATCTTGCTCATGGCTTCCCCCTCGACTTCCGCCCTCGGACCCTAGGGTCCGAGGGGGTGATCCGCCCTTCGGCGAGCACCGCGTCCACGCAGGCGGCGCAGCGCGGGAAGTCCCCCACGATCTTCGCCCGGGGGGAGAGCACCACGCCGCAGAGCGCCCGGCCCCGCTTGAAGGCGAGCCGGGCGTGTGAGAGCGGGCGCCCCAGCGTCGCATCCCACCACCACCTGATCGGCTTCATGGCTTCACCCCCCACATCGTAGTCCGCTCGTCGTCGGAGAGGTCGGGTAGGCTCGCGACGTAGGCGGCTTTCGTGCGCCACCGACGTCCGCAGACGAGGCAGACCACCGCGCTCCACCTCGACGCCGTGCGATGGTAGCCGTTGAAGGCTGAGTGATTGCACTCGCGCTGCGCCACGCGCCAGATCCCCGGAATGTTTCGGGGCGGCGAGCAGGTACACATCGTTCCCCCACTCATCGCCGCCTCCTTCGCCGCTGCCTGCGCTTGCCGCGCCCGACGTCTTCGAGCCCTTCGTTGTCGTCGTCGCCGTCGGGGATCTGGTAGTCCCAGACGGCGGCTCCGCAGTCACCCCGCGCGCTCGTCTTCACGCTGCCCTCCTCGCCGCTTCGGCATCAGCGTAGGAGATCGCAGCACTGATCCTCCCGTGAGAGAGCCCGGAATCGGTCCGCCACCACGCGAGGTCGGCGATCACCGCCGCCTCGTCGGCGAAGTGCGTCACGCGCCAACGATCCTCGAAGCTCACCGCATCGAGGTCGAAGAACACGCCGTGCTCCTCCGGCACGCCGACGCAGACGAGCGGGATCCCGGCGCCGATCGCGGCCCCGGCCTCGATCAGCCCCCCCTGTAGCTTCGGGTGCCAGAGGAGGATCACGGCATCGGCGCGCAGCACGCCGCCTACGTCGTCCATCGCGGAGGTGGCTCGGTACAGCATCCGCTCGTCGCCCTCGATCCCGGTGTCGTCGCAGGCGGTCCAGTCGAAGGTGATCCGGCCACCGATCTTGCGAAGCTCGCGCATGAGTGCGCGCACCCGTTCCTTCTCCTCGAACTTTGCGGCGACGTAGAACTCGAACGTGGCGATCACGGCTTGCTCCTCTCGAAGAGCCTGGCAGGTGGGACTTCGAGGGCCATGGCGAGCGCCTCGATCACTTCCAGCGACGGGTTGCGCCGGGCTCCTTCGAGCGAGGCGATGTAGCCCACGGAGAGGCCCGCCGACTCGGCAAGCTCCGCCTGGGTCGCCTTCAAGCGGAGCCGCTCTCGGGTGAGGGCGATGGAGAACACTTCACGGAGCGTCATGACTTCTTCTCTTCGGCTTTGATCTCCGCGTCGCACTCGGTGAACCCAGCGGCGACGAAGTCGATCGCGGCGTGGAAGTCGGAGACGAACTGTGCCCGGTGTGGCTCCGCGACGTCCGTCATCATCGCGTCGTTGACGCTCTTCAGGTAGCCGGCGAGCATCACCGAGGTGAGTGCCTTGCCCAGCTTCTTCGACTCTTCCGCAGCGAGGTCGCCGAACCGCTCGACGGCCGCCGTGCAGTCCGAGATGATCGACTCGGGTGAGACGCCGCGCTTCTCAGCGATCGCATCCACGGCCGTGCGCCAGAAGTTCAGGCCGGCGTCGTAGCCCGTGCTCTTCTCGTGGCCGCGGAAGACGAGCCGGCCGTTGCGGGTGGTCCGCGCTCGCCGCTCCGGGAATCGCTTGACGGTCACGACTCCTCCTGCACGATTTTCTTCAAGGCTTCGATGTCGATCGTTTCGCCGTAGCCGCCCGGCATGTATTTGAGCAACACGCCCTCTCTGCGAAGCCGCGAGGCCCTTGAGGATGCCGATGAGGGAAAAACGCCCATTCTTGCCGCCACCACTCCAAGACTCTCGGCCCTCTGCCAAAGCCGCACGAACTCTTCCGCCGAGAGCCGATCTTTCACCCTTCGCAAGGTCACGACTCCTCCTGCACGAGTTCTTCGACGGCAGCGGTCAACCGCTCCTTGTCGCTCTCTTCCTGCGACTTCACCGCGTCCATCTTCTCGTCGTCGATGATCGACCGGAAGCTCGACGTGACGATCTGTGACAGCACGTTCGGCGGAAGCGCGTCCACCTCCCACGAGGAGTTACCGAACTTCGCGATGTAGCCGGCGGCGCGCGAGTCGGTGACCTTGGCCGGGTTGGGCGGCGGGTTGTACTTCTGCACCTGCGCCATCGTCAGCGCGATCTTCTGCACGTCCACGTCGATGCCGAACATCGAGAGCCGGTCGCGCACGTCGCGCACCATGTCTTCGCCGGACGGGTCGTGGTCCCCGAGGTAGAAGAGCACCGGCCGCCGGGCAAGCTCGATCTCGTTGCCGCCGGTCGCGGCGTTGCCGTCTTCGTACGCTGTGCCGGCAAGAGTCTCGATCTCCTTCTCATCCTCCCGAGTCATGCGGCACCGCGCGATGAACCGCTGCGACGCCTCGAACATTGCGCTCTGCGACGAGTAGCCGCGATTCACCATGAGCGTCACGTGGAACTGCCGCGCGATCGGTTCGAGCACGCCGGCAAGAGCGTCCTTCTCCACCCAAAGCTCGGCGTAGCACTCTTGCCCCTTCCACCTGGGCAGCCGGTAGGAAGCAAGCGCGGCGTCGGTCAACTCCTTCAGGTTCTCGTATTCGTTCGCCGCGCGGGGCCGCCGCACGCGATCCTCGATCGCATCCCAATCGATGAGCCCGGCGAGCCGCGCGTCGGAGATGAGCGTGCCGAGATTCTTGTACGACTTCTCCTCGTTCGTGATCGTGTTTCGCGTGACGTGCTGGTAGTAAAGCTGCCGCAGCGTCAGGCGCAGGCCCTGCGACTCGTAGTCGGCGATGATCTCGTTCGAGGCGCCGATCAGCACGCGCGCCGAGGGGCCGAAGCGCTTCTCTCGATATGCGATCTTGCTCATGGCGTCACGCAGGCGGCGCGGAGCCGGGCTTCGAGGTCGTCGTCACCGATGGCGATGGCGGCGCGGAGCGCCACCTTTGCGACGTGAACGGGGATCGCGAACTCGCCCTCGGCCACCCGCGCGATGTCAGAGTCGGGAACGAGCGTGGAGATCGTCGCTGCCTGGAACGGAGTGAGGTAGACGAGGAAGGGGAGGTGATCGGTGATGGTCACGGTGATCTCCGGGTAGGAAGGGAGGAAGAGGGCCTCGCTGGGCCCCCTTCCCCCCAAGGGTGAGCTACGCCGCCTTGCCGACGAGCCACGAGCCACCGATCTCGCGGAGGTCGTGCGCCTCGTCGCCCGGCAGCGCGGTGTCGTTGGCGAGGAGCGAGAGCACGTTCGCGAACCGCCACGCGCCGGGCATCTCGGGGAGGCTCTCGACCGGCTGCGCCGTCTCGTAGAGCGCCTTGACCTTCTCGACCGTCGCCTTGCGCAGCCCGGCCTTCGAGAGCTTGGCGAGCGCGGAGGTGAGGTTGACCTCTTTGCCGGCGATCTCGCGCAGCGTCGAGGTGGTCGCCTCGATGTGCGCCGGGAGGGCCTTCATGACGTCGGTCATCGACGAGCGGAGCGTCGCGGAGTCGAGCGCCAGCGTCTTCGCGGAGAGCTTCACGACCTCGCCGCCCTCGAACGAGTCGAACCGCTTGCCGAGATGGATCTTGCGGAACATCGACTGCCCGATCATCCCGTTCTGACAGAGGAGCCGCCAGACGCCGAGCGCCATGTCGAGCGCGCCGTTGCCGTAGTCGGAGTTCCGCAGTTCGAGCGCGAAGACGACGTGCTCGTTCGGGAGAAGCTCGACGACGGCGGGCTGAAGGAAGGAGACGAACGCGCGGGTCTCGGTGACGAGCCCATCGTGCGGCACGAGGCCCTGGCGGAGCGCCGTCCCGACGAACTGCTCGAACATCGGCGAGGCGTCCATCCGACGGTAGGCCGGCGAGAGGATGCCCTTCGCGGTGCCATCGACCTCACGAACGAGGATCCCGCCCGGCGAGGTCCGCGCGAGGAGCGTGCGCAGATTCGAGCGGAGGAGATCGGTGAGGTTGTGCTCGCCGAGCGTGTCGGCGAAGGCGGTCGGGATCTTCGCCATCGAGAGCAGTTGCCCACGGGCGTGGTGGGTGAGGTCGTAGCTGCCGGAGCCGTCCACGGCGAGGCGCATCGCGCCGGTGTACGGCGCGCCATCCTCGCCGGTGATCTGCCGGAACTCCACGTCGATCGCGGCCGGCTTCGCCATGAAGTCGTGGCGGAGCCTCCACTCCCGGGCGAGCGACTCCATCCCGCGCGTCGCCCGATCCTTGCCAGCCGCCACCATCATCTCGAACTTCGCCTGCGCCGTCGCTGCCGTCGTGGTCATCGTCATGTGGTGCCATCCTTTCGTTCCGGCGGGCCCCGTCGCCCGCCGTCCCCTTCCGAGGTAAAGGCACCCTACTACTACAGCCCGCGCTAGCGCAAGGGGTAACAGTAGCCCCCGATTTGCTAGGGCTTTTCGGCGATCAGTCGTCCCACAACGACGGATCGAACCCCGGGGGATGAACCGGCCTCGCCGGCTCGGGCTGCGCCACGGGCGCCTCCATGAGCGCCGCCACGCTCAACGCCGGCTGAGTGATCGAGTCGCCGCGAAGCTCGGGATCGTCCGTCTCCTCGGCAGCGATCACCTCATTCAGCCTCGCCACCTCGGCCGCGCGGCGCTCGGCTTCTTCTTGCGCGCGCGCCGGATTCCTAGGGCGGCCCGGCCGGCGCTTCACCGGCACCTCCGGCGGCGCGGCCGGCGCGGCGGTGCCGACCGTAGCCCCCACCCCCGAGGTGCGAATCACCGTCCAGCCCGAGGGGATCTCGGCGGGATCGATCGGCGAGGTCACGATCACCTGCCCGTCGAAGCGGCTGAAGGCGTGCAGCGCCGCGGAGAGCGTGACGGGATCGAAGGCGCGCTCCTCCGGCACGATGATCGACGGCACGTCGCCCACGACCGCGCTCGCGATGGCGCACGTCACCATCGCCCACTCGGCGCCGGAGAGCGCGGAGCGGAGCGTGGACACCAGCGCGCCGTCGGCGCCGGAGGGAACGTTGACGCGAAGCCCGAAGCGGGCCACCTCGCGATCCCCATCGGTGAGGTCGAGCCCGAAGACGAGCCCGACGGGGAGACCGAGGGTGACGAGCTTCTCGAACTCGACGCGGGCACGCTCGACGAGCACGCCGATCGCATGTGAAACTTCGTCGGCGATCTTCGCCCACGTCGCGGCTGTCTTCTCTGCCTCGTCGGCTTCGCCGGTCATCCGCTTCACGTCGTCCCACCGGGTGTCGGGCTCGACGGTGGCGGCGACCGTCCGCATCCCCATGATCGCCTGCAAGCGGATGGCGATCTCGCGCTCGACCTCGCGGTGCGTGGAGATGGCCACGGCCATCGCCGACTCCGCCTTCGTCCTGGCCGCTACGGCTTGCATCGTCACCGTCATGTGCCGCTCGATGGCGGTGAGCCGATCCGTGTACGTGTCGGCCGGGTTCTCCCGGGAGCACATGACGCACCGTACAGCCTTGGCGGCGATCTGCCCGCGGAGCACGGTGAGGAGCGCGGCGCCAGTAGCAGAGAAGTCCGCCGCGGGCGGGGGCGGCAGGGCGGTCACGACCACCTGCGCGGCCACCACGGCAGCCTTGGCGGTGACGAGGCGGGCCTTCGCGGCGGCGAGGGCCTCCTCCTGCTCGGCGAGCTTCAGAGCGACCTCGTCCACGACCTCCGCGGCAGCCGGCGGCGGCAGCGCAGCGGCGGCTCCGCGGGCTCGCTCGCGGAGCATCTCGGCGTTCCGGGTAGCCTCGCGGCCCTGCGCCTTGGCGACTTCGAGCGCCTTGGGCAGCCCAGCGATCGAGCCGCTGGCGAGCGCCTTCACCTGAGCGATCACGGCCACGGCGATGAGGGCCTCGGCCGCGGACCACTCCGCCGTCACGATCGTGTCGAGGAGCCACTTGCGGGCCTTCTCCGGCCCAGCGGCGAGGTTCTCGCGCACGGCGCGCAGCGGAAAGGCGATCCCCGCGATGCTGCCGTCCACTAGGGCGCCTGCGTAGCCCGAGCCGTCCGCCCGGTGGATCGCCCGCTGAGCACGCTTGCCCTTTGCCAGCATCCATTGCGCTTTCACCCCATCAGAGAGCGTCACCTGCGCGAACGCTGACTCGCACAGCGGCGGCGCCAGCGTCCACAACTCGTGGTCGGCGGCGAGCGTGGCCCTGCCGGCGACGTCGGAGACGCGCCCGGAGAGCGCCGCCTCGATGGCGTTCACGATCGTGCTCTTGCCGGATCGGTTCACGCCGACGATCAGGGTCTTCAGCCCGATCTCGACGTTGCACCCGGACTTCAGATTCGTCTCCACCTTCTTCACGTAGATGCTCATTCGCCGTTCTCCCGCTTGACGTCGTCTTTCGCGGCGTCGATCGATGCCTCGAACCATGCTTCAACTTCTTCCTGAATCTCTTCGAGCGCCGCTAGATATTCGGAAGCCGGTGCCTTCACCTTGGCGATCCCCTCGATCGCCACCATGATCTCTTTCTTCGCCCGATTGTACGCCGCGTTCATGTGCTCCCCCTTGGAAGACTAGTCACGCCAACCGTAACGCTTCGCGAACTTCTGAAGATGCCCCAGCTTCGCGGGCTGCGGAACGAGCCCGTCGAGCCACCTGTAGATCGACCGCTCGACGATCCCGCTCCGGATTGCGATCTTTCGGATCGTGAGCCCACGCACGCCAATCAAGTACGTGAGGATCTCAACGGCCACCCGCTTCCGCTCCCTGCGATTCATCACCGCCCCCGCTAGGACACTCGCCATCCGGTCTGAACGCTCGTCGTCACCTTCGTCACCGTGGTGATCTTGGTGAACTTGCCGGTGATGCTTCGCCAGCGGAGCACCGGCTTGCCACTCCGAAGCGCCATCACCACCATGTCGGCGGTCGCCTTGCCGACGAACTCGGTCGGCACGACGAGGTGCGTATACCGCGGCTCCCTCGTCACCGGATGGAAGCCGGAGACGACGTCGGCGCACCACGCCTGCCATGAGCTTCCGAGCCGCGGGAAGTGCGCCTCGAAGTCGTCGCGGCCGAGCGTGAGAGTGGCGGCGATGTGACCCGCTTCGAGCGCGGCGGCGATCTCGCCGCGCAACTTCGCGAGGTACTCGTCGCCGTCGGCTTTCGCGTGCGCGATGAATACCCGGATCATGACAGCTTCCCGCCGTGGCGGTGAGGGCGCGTGCGGTTGAACTCCATCTTTCGCCGGACAGCGGCGCCGAGATCGACGTCGCAGGCGCGGGCGAGATCGAAGACGCGGATCACGATGTCCGCAAGCTCGATCGGGAAGCCGAGCGGCTTCGTTGTCGGCACTCCGTGAACCTCGTAGTAGACCGACGTGAACTCGTGGCCGTCGCGGATCTCCTCCATCGCCTCGGCGACCTCGGTGACGATGAGCATGAGCTTCTCTTCGGCGAGGAGCCGCTCCCGCTCGACCGTGACGGTGAGCGGCAACGACACGCCGTCCCACCACCCCTTCTCCCTGGCGTCGCCGTGCGCCGTCGCGGCGAGCGCGTTCATGATCTCGTGGGGGTCGAGCGTCTTCGCCGACGCGGCGTCCAGGGCTTCGCGCAGCGTCGCTGGGCCCTCCGCGAACGTGGTCGGCTTCGACGCCGTCGTGGTAGGCGCGAAGCTGGCAACCGTCTCGTCGAACTCCGCGCGCGCGATCTCCGCGGCGGCGGCGCGGTTGCTCACCTCGAACCCCTGCGTGTCGCACCACACGAGGGCTGCGCTCCACGAGTCGAATCCCTGCCCGTGGGCGGGCGCCCCGATCCCCACGCCGATCACCACGCACATCTTACCACGCGCACCGAGAGTCACCGTCACCTTCGCCATGGTTACACCTCTTTCCAGTTCGTGCCGATCTTCGACTCGCCTGCGAAGCGCACCGGCAGACCCCACTTCGCCCCGTCCACCGTCATCGCTTCCTCTTTCATCCGTGCAACCTTGTTCGCTCGGCAGCCGCAGCCGGGCGGGCAGTATCCGAACTCGGCGCCGTCGCCGATGTACCGCGCGTGATCCGCCGGCACCTCGCTCACCAGCGAGTCGTGCCCTTGCTGCACGAGGCGCGCGCCGTACTTCGGAAGCTCGCGCATGATGATCTCGGTGGCGAGGTGGACAAGCGCAGAGCCGCCCGACTGCGCCTTGTAGTTGGCAATCTCGTTCGGCTCCTCGCCGTCGAGGAAGTCGCGGCGCAGCCCGAAGATCGGCTCGGCGAGGTAGTGCTGCCGGCGGAACTCGACGAGGTCAGCTTCCCACCATCGTTCGATCTCCGGGTTTCTAGCGAGCCACTTCGTGTGGAAAGCGATCGTCTCGCGCAGCGCGAGATCGGGGTAGAGCAACCTTCCCGTCTTCTTGTCTTCCGACGAGGTCAGCACCGCGTGGACCGTCTCCGCTCCGGCGCGGTACGCGGAGGCGTAAGTGAATTCCTTCACGAACCGGCGCAGATCCTTCCGTCCATCCTTGCTTGCCTGCTCGAACTCGTTGCCGAAGAAGTCGTGGCAGAGAACGAGATGCGGATCGGTGCCGGCGTTGAAGGCGTCGAGGTAGACGCGCGCGCCAGAAAGCGCGGCGACCATGCGAAGCTCTAGCTGTGCCTCGTCACAGCCGACGAAGACGTATCCCTCTTCAGGGATGATCATGTCGCGGAGGTCGTCGGGGAAGTTCTGACACTGGCCGGTGACGTGGATTTCGCCACCACGCCGCACAAGCAGGTAAGACGACGGCACCGAAATGCAGTAAACAGGCTCGTCGGCTTCCGCGATCTTCTTCTCAACGTTCGTCGTCAGCGAGTAGTCGCGATCCGTCACGTCGATCTGATAGTTCGGTCGCCCTGACTTCGGCACGTAGACTCGGAAGTGGGCACGCTGTCCGGTGAGTGCAACCGCCGCTTGGAACACCTCGGCGTTGCGCTCGATCGACGACGAGTAGCAGTTACGCCGCGTCTCCGATCCGTCCCAGAGGTAGCACTCTGCCACGAACTCGCGGATCTGCATGCTTGTCATCGCGAAGAGCATCGGCCAGCGGAACACCTTCTCCACTCCGATCAGCACACGGATCTTCTCCGTTAACCAGCAATCACCGATGCGAATTCGAGTAGTCTCGGCTCCTCGCTTGAACGGTGTGTCTCGAATCGTCTTTGCACCACGAGAAAATGGAACGCCTAGCCGCGTGAGAGCCCCGACGAGACGGTCGATCTTTCGCGGCCGAGCGAACCCGAAGGTGATGCCACCACGATCCCACGATCCATCCGCTTGCGTGGCACACAGCACGATCATCTCGTCAGAGTCGATGCCTAGGCCCCGCCCTTCGATGTAGCGGCCAGCGTGGATCTGCTCCCAATCCGACGGGTACTCTCGGGCGGTGAATACGTGAAGCTGCCCGGTCTTCCGATGGCGAAGCACGCAGCGATGATCCGGCGTGAGTCGTAGATCGATGTGCTGATTCCGCATCGTCACCATCGCCGCCGCTGTCTCAGTGTAGTACGCAGTCGGATCCACGAAGTGGATGGTTCCGGCACTCCACTCCGCAACCTTCACGCCGCGCTTCAACTCCCCGATCAGAACCCAGCCATCCGGCGTGAGCACCGACGTGGCCGCATCGAAACAATTTGGCTTCGACGACGACAAGCGCCACCCGACGGTTCCGTGCGGCAAATAATCTCCATGCACGCGCCCGTCGGGGAGCACGAGCCCCGGCTTCGAGCTAGACTTCAGCCGCTTCGTGCGCTCCTCGTCGCCCTCCTCTGCATCGAACGCCATCTCGGCGTCGGTGAGCGGAGCGCCCCACGGCCGGAGCTTCACCACGTAGGTGCCGCGCTTCTTGGTGAAGACCCGGAAGCGGCGGATCGCGCGAACGATTTCTTTCTTAGGAGCGTCGAGATCGTAGCTAGGCGAGAGGAACGCGCGCAGCGTGTCGTCGCCGGTGGAGGGATCGCCCCCCTCGGTGGGATCGCCCCAGGGTTGGAGGCCCCACGTATCGAAGAAGAGATCGCGGAGTTGCAGCGGCGAGTTGGGATTCAAGGTCCGAAGCCCGGTGAGATCGCGGATCACCTTCAGCTTCTCGCGGGCGTCGCGGCGAAGCTGCACGTCCCACTCCTCGCGGCGCCGCTGATCGACGCGCATCCCGTTCGTATGAAGGTCTACGCAGACGGACTGCACGAACGGCCAGAAGTGCGCGGCTCGCTCCTGCCCCCGCGCGACGACGGCACGGGCGAGTTGCGGAACGGTGATCGCGGTGATCGCGCAGTCGCGAGCGTTATAGACTTTCATCGAGGCGTCGTCGGTGGGAGCGGCGGCGAACTCGTCTTTCCACGAGGGGGCGTCGGTGTAGATCGAGCCGGCGTAACCAAGCCGGTGCGGAAGCTCCGGCTCCGCCATCTTGTGAAGCCCGATGCCGTCGCGGTGCGGTGCCACCATGACCTTGAACCAGTGACGGATCACTTGCACGTCGTAATAACCTTCGTTCCACCCCGTCTTCAGCCACCGTGGCGATACGAAGAACGCTTTCAACACCTCGATCACCGGCTTCAGGTGGCTCGGCGGCGAGAAGATCGCGTTCCGATCGAACGAGTAGAAGGGGATCCCGACGGCGCGCTTGCCGTCCGCCGAGGCGAGCCCGACGTAGGTCAGCCGATCGTACAGCGGATCGAAATGCTCGTTGCCGGCGGCGTCGGAGAAGCCGGGGAGCGTCTCGACGTCATAGGTGATCGGCGACCGCTCCGCTTCGAGCCACGCGGTGAGTTCCGCGGCGGTCGGGTTGTAGAGAATTTCGGGCTCCGTCCAGGCGAGGCCGGAGCCGAACCAGCGGAAGGCCCGACCGAGGTCAGAGGTGAAGGCCCGGGTCCACCTCCGGGCGCGCAGCACGAAGGCAGGGTGCAGCGTGGGCAGCACGCGCAAGCTCCGCGCGTCTCCGAAGGGGACCTCGCGGGGACCGCCGCGGAGTTCGAGCACGGAGCCGGAGACGCCCACGGCGCCGAGCGCGGTGCCGCCCAGCGTGATCACGTTGCCGTTGCTCTCACTCAAATCCCGGCGCAGCCGGGGCGCGCAGCACTCGACGGCCGCCTTCTGCGCCGGCTCACCGCGCTTCACCCTGGCGCGGTTCTCCTTCGCGTGCTCGGCGCGCGCCTGGGTCATGGAGAAGCCCGGCAGCGGGCACAGCACAGAGTTCGTGATCGAGACGTCGCGGCGCCGGATGCCGACGGCGGCGAGGGCCCGCTCTAGCTCGATGCCAGAGGGGCCAACGAAGGGCACGCCGGCCTTGACCTCACCCTCGCCGGGGCCCTCGCCGACGAGGATCGCGCGAGCGCCCGGCCGAAGCTCGGGAGGAACGGGCACGCGCCCAGCGAGCGGGCACTCGGCGCAGCGCGCGCCACGCTCTCTGGGATCGTAGCTCACTGGAACTTCTCGGGGTAGCGGCGCCGCGCGAAGGCGATCAAAATCCGCTCGATGTGGTCGGTGACGAACTCCATCGTGTCCATGATCGCGTCGCTGTCGGGCGAAGTGTCGAAATCGTGCTTCAGCTTCGCGAGCATGTCGCGGGCCCGCGCGAACTCCGCCGCGAGATCCTTCCGATCACCCTCGACTGCCTGCCCCATTTCATAGAGTGCGTCGAGCCGCTCGATGATCTTTGCCTTGCGCTCCGCGATGGTCATGGTCTTCGCCCCCTGACGACGAACGGCTTCGCCTCCTTGCAGCCCTGTGCCCACCATTGGCGAAGGAGCCGCTCGACGTACGCTTCGGCACGTTCAACCCCCGCCGCGCAGGCATGACACGGAATTGTCGGTGCCGCTCCGTCGCACGTCCGGCGGCTCTCGATCCACCCGTCGGCGTTCGCGCGTGCCGCATCGATCTCTGCCATCGTGATCATCGCACCCCCTTCTTCGCCCTGCGCCGCAGGAACCGCTCGCGCCACGACACCGGCCGATCACTCCGCCCGTAAATCTGATTCTTCCGACGCCGCCCGCACTTCCGGCAGAACCCCGTCACGTTGTGGATCGAGAGCGGGTACTTGCCGCACGCCTGACAAGGATCTCCCGCCCAATTCATGCAGGCGGCCGTGGCCGCTTTCGTCTGCTCCTTCCCGTTCATTCGACGATCAACCGCGCGCGGATCTCGGCGGCATTCTGCGCGCCCTCCATCGAGGCGTAGCCGACATCGGAGACTCCATTGGCGCCGATCATAAATGCCCACTTCCAAGCGGTGCCGCTCCCGACGGGATAGCGAAGCACGCGCAGACGAAGCCCGAGGAAGGTGCGGCTCCACTCCTTCAACCCGCGCGCCTTCCGCCACTTCGTTCGCCGCGTCATCGCTTGACTCCGACGTTCGGTGGACGGCCGCAGTTGCAGCGGACGCGCTGCGGCTCGACCTCGACGTCGAATGGCACCGCGGTGCCGCATTGACTCACGCAGGCGTCGAGCCCGCGGTAGAGCCACACTTGCGCATCGATCGGCGCCGGCTCGACGAGCGCGCACGGCTCGGCTGCGAACGCGGTCTTCGTTCCACCGACGAATCCAGCGAAGAACGCGCCGGCACATCCGACCAAGATCGCGATGGTCACACCCAGCCTTGTCATGGCGTCTCCTTCGTGTCCGATCCGGCCGCTGCCCCAGGGGGAGACGCGCGCCCGGTGCCGTGGCAGGCGCCGCAGGTGCCGTCTGCTTCCCGGGACCCCACCCCAGCGCGGTGGAGCCAGCCCTTCCCGCCGCACGTCGGGCACCGCTCCTTCTCCGTGGGGGGCTCGGCGCTCACCGGGGGCAGCGGCGTCACGGGAACCTCCGCAGGAAGCCGGCGGCGACGTAGATCGACAGCACGACGATGAACCAGATCATGGCTCCTCCGACGGCGCCGCTGGCGCCGCAGCGGCGATGCGCCGCCGCGCGATCTCGACGTACTCCGCTTCCCGCTCGATGCCGATGAACTTCATCCCCTCGGCGAGCGCGGCGACGCCCGTCGAGCCGCTCCCCATGAACGGGTCGAGCACGATGCCGCCGGGCGGGGTGACGAGTCGGATCAGCCATCGCATGAGCGCGACGCTCTTCACAGTCGGATGGTGATTCCTGGCGCCGCCGGTGCGGCCGGCGCCGGCCCGGGGGGACTTCAACCCGTCGGTGCCGTCCACCCGGCCGGTCGCCTCACCCGCCGTCTTCGCCGGAAGGTCGTCGAGCCCGGCCTCGCGCTCGGCGCGGCTCGCCTTCGCCACGTAGAAGAACCGCGACGCGCTCGATTGCGCGTCGAGCACCGCGGCGGCTTCCTCGTCGAGCGTGAGATGCGCGGGCCACCGCCCCAATGGCATCGAGCGGTCTATTGTCGTCTCCCTGTTTGCGTGCGCGTTCCATCCCGACCCTTGCCCCAGAGCGGTCAAGCCGGACGTGGAACCTCCTGCACTCGGGCCGGACTGGATTCGGCACCCGTCGATGTTCAGCGCGCCGGTGCCGTGCGCGAGCACGTTCGCGGCGACGGTGCCGATAAGCGGCTTGCGGATCAGGATCCAATGCTCGGCGGCAGGCTTCAGCGCGGTGCCCCAGCCCGAGAAGCGTTCCGCCTCGGGGGAGCCGGGCACAGTGATGGGTGTTTCTACGGCATCGGGATTCAACTGCCGGATCTTGTCGCTGTGCGCACCTCCACCGTGGCGGGTTCTCACCTCTCCGGTCGGTTCTCTGGCGGCGCCGAGCTTCTCGTCGATCGCCTTCGACACGTCGAGCGACTTGGGGAAGCCGGTGCCGAAGAGGTGCATCACGATGTCGCGGATCTCGAAGCCGGCATCTTCGAGCGCCGTCGCTGTCCAGTGAGACGTACGCGGCAGCGCCCAGACGAGCCCGTGCGCGCCGGGCTTCATCGCCGCCATCGCGAGCGTGAAGATCGGAGTGATGCCAGCAACGAAAAGTGAACGCGCGTATGATGCCCCGAACTTGTCAAGTACGCCCTGAGTCCCATGTGAGTGTGCTCGGCCGATCGGTCTATCCTTTCGCATTCCGGAAAGACCCGAAGCTGTCCCAGACGCATCGTAATGATCCCACTCCTTGCCCATGAAGGAGATGCCAGCCGGCGGATCGCACACGAGCGCGTCGATCGACTCGGCGCGCAGCTTCGCGAGCCACTCGCGGGCGTCGCCGACTTGGATCAGGTAGCGCATCCGTTCCTCCGCTCGGCGACGCGACGACGGATGAAGTCTTCGAGTGCGACGGCGCCGATGATGATGGGGTTCAGTGGCGCATCCGTCGCGAGTGCCGCCCTGCGATACTCCCCTGACGTCTGCCACTCTGCGCGGCACGCAACGCAGAGGTAGAAGAGGGCGACGGCGTACGCCGTCCGAGACGGGCGATCCCCACCTTCGTGGGCCGCCTCGAACTCTGAGTCACAGATTGTGCAGCGCACGCCGCCTCCCCCTGTGCTACTGGCCGAAGAGCGAGGCGAGGCCGGGATCGGCCGCGCCAGGGGCCGCCGGAGCGGCCGTGGTCGGCTTCGCGGCGCCGTTTCCCACCGCGTTCGCCTTCATCCACTCGGCGTACTGCTCGGGGGTGAGGAACTCCCGATCTGCGAGCTTCGGCTTGCCGGCGTACTGCCCTTCAGTCTGCACGCCCTCGACGCTCTTCACGAGGATGAAGCAGTCGGCGCCCTTCCCGTCCCGGCCCATGAAGAGCGCGGGCGAGATCGCCTTCACCCCGGAGAGCTTCGCCTCGGCGATGCCGATCGAGCGGAGTACCGTCTTCATCTTCCGCTGGTTCGCCGCCTTCGAGAAGTCGATACCGGGGTACAGCGTCACGTTGCCGACCTCGGTCGCGACCTCGATCGCGTACGAGTTCGCCACGGTCGAGCCGGCCGCCTTCGCCTCCTTCGAGACGTGCGGCTGCGCCGACACGACCTTGCCCTTGTACGCGCCCGGCGGGATCTGCTCCCCGCCGCCCTTCGTTCCGTCCCATGCTTCGATCGCGCCGAGATCGAAATCGAGGTTGATCACGTCTGCCATTGTTCTCTCCTTCGCTACTAGTGATGTTTCGCTTCGCTCGCTACCGGTTCACTCACTACCGGCTACTAGAGGAGCCCCGCGCAGCGGGGCTACTTCGAGGCCGGGATCAGCGCGTTGAGCGCCGCCACGGCCGCCTTGTCGCCGGCCAGCGCCACGCGCGAGCCGGGCAGCTTGGGCAGCTTCACGCCCGCGTCGCGCATCCGCTTCGCGCGCGCCGAGTAGCTGGGGCCGATCTTCTCCGCCGCCTCGCCGGTGTTCTTGCACGCGATGTACGCCTTCACGAAGTCCTCGTTCGAGAGCTTCGGGTACGCTGCGCCGTCCGGCTTCGTCCGCTTCGTCTTCGCCATTGGGTGCTACCTTTCTGGCCCCTCGCGGAGCCGTTGCGATCGGCGAGGTGCCGATCAGTCCTTTGTCACGCGAAGAGGTCGGGGCCGTACGGATCCGACGGCCGCCCCGCCGTGATCGCCAGCGACTCTGCCACCGCTTGCGCGCCGGTGAGCCTCGCCGGCAACCGGATCTTGTGCCCCTTCTGCCGCAACTCCCGGTCGCGCTCGATCTTGTCGAGCACCGACGGCGCCGGAACTTCGCCGTACCGCCGACGCTGGCGCAGCACGAACCGCTCGATCTTGATCACTGACTTCGGAAGGTCAGCGTACATCACTTGTCCCCCAGGTAGAGCTTCAGCCGATCGGCGCGCATCGCGTGCGTCAGCACCGCGCGGTCCCACGCATCGCGCAGCGTCCACATGACGTGCCGCTCGTCGGTGTCGCGCAGCCGGACGCCGACGGCTAGAGCACGGAGCACCTCGCGGCAGTCGGCGACGTTCTCGACACCGCGCGCAAGGATCACCTCGCTTGCCTTCGCGACGAGGTCTTCCTGCCACGCGAAGAGCCGGCGCGGCGCGAAGGTCGGCACGTTATTCTCCCGAGCGTACAGCCGAAGGATCTCCCCGATGTTCATCGGGCTCATGTCCGGCGTGACGTTGTGCCGATCGCCGGTGCGCCACTCCGGGTCGGAGGCGTTGCAGCGGTAGACCACCGGCCAGCCCACGGGGTTGCCGTAGCCCGTGGTCATCGGCTGGGCGCGCAGGACCATGTCCGCGGCGGCCGGCACGTCGAACGGCAGCTTGTTCCCGGGGAGCATGACCGTGCCCGGCACCGTGCGGCCGTCCACCTTGTGCGGCGGGCTCTCGTGCATGGTGACGACGACGTGCATCCCGCAGCGGCGGGCCTCGTCGCGCATGTCCACGATCATCTTGTAGATGGCGCCCCAGAGGTCGAAGCCGCCCAGCGTCGAGCGGCTCACCTGCCGCTGCACGTAGAGGGTGAGGTCGTCGATCACCATCGCGTCGGGGCGCGTCGCCGGGTTGGCGTTCGCCGCCATCCGCAGCGCGTCCACCACCTGTGGAAGCGAGGCGACGTCGCGGACGCGGTTGTCAGGAGGAGAGAAGCCGGCGACGCCGAGCGCCGCCTTCAGCGCGCCCGGCGCGGCGATGAACGCGGCGTGGGGAAAGGACATGAGCGCGTCACAGGTTTTCCCGAGCTTGATCGCGCCGTAGATGATGATGAAGGCAGGCTGCCGCGCGAGCGCCGTAGCTAACGCCTGGATCGTTGGATGCGCCACTAAAACCCCCTGGGGTGCCCGTTGGAGTGTTCTACGTCTACGAACGTGATCTGTCAACCGCCCAAAATGTGCCGGCTGGGGTCCATCGGCAGATCGCGCTCTGCGACCGAGCGGACGAACGCGGCGGTCAGCCACGCGACGGCCCGGCTACGGTCGGCCCAATTCTCCGCCTGCGCGATGCTCACCAGGGCGATGCGAAGCGCCTCGATCCGTTCGAGCGCGGCATCAGTCTCCTTGGCGACGGTGTCGAGGTCGTAGCTCATCGCTTCACTCCCTCGGTGATGATCGCGATCGGCGTCATGTCGATGATCGTCGCCCTGACCGGCTCTCCACGTGCGTCGCCAGGGGCATGTAAGCTCACGCCAAAGCGACGCGCGATGATCTCTTGCGCCTCTTTCACCGCTTGCTTGTAGATTTCGCCGACGGGGCACTCAGCGCCCCACGCGCCGCCGTTGATCTCGATCTCCAGTGTGACCCGAACCCGCGCTCTCGCGTCGCTCATGGTACCCCCCAGCGGCAGCGATCGGTGTGCTGGCACCGACCGTAAGGTGTAACGCACGTCATTTCAGAGTCGCTCATCGACCACTCCGACGACGGCTTGGTGCGCAGCAACGCGATCCTCTGCTCCGCGAGCGCCACGTTGTGCGGGTAGCGCTGCAACGCCCACGGCGCCGGCTCCGGCTCGCGGCGCTCGACGTCGAGCTTGTTACAGCCGATCACGTTGACGCGCACGCCACCGAAGTCGTTGCCCCACTGCCGGCGTCCGAGGTGCCACAGCCCGAGGAACTGACCGGAGAGTTCGTAGCGCTGGAACGTGCGATCCTCGATCCGCCCGACGAACTTGTGATCCCAGATGTAGATTTTCCCGGTGTCCCGAGGATAGCGAACGACGAGGTCGGCGCGAGCGGTGTAGCGCCATCCCTCGAACTCCGTCTCCATGTGCCGCTCGATGCCGATCACCTCGTGATCCTCGGCGACGTACTGCGCTTGATAGTAGCGCACTGCCTTGGCAGCTTCCGGCAGCGTGGCGCGACCGACGTCGCCGAACGTCTCGGATACGAGCGACATGGCATCGTCCACCGAAAAGAAGGTGTCGGGATCCTTGCCGCGCTCGGCGGCGACCTTGCGAGCGTAGTAGTGGGCGAGGCCGGCGTGGCCGATCGAACCGCGGGCGAGCGGCGGATCGACGTCGAGCATCACACCGTTGACGACGCGGCGCGGGGCCGCCTCGCTCCAAAAGAACTTCATCTCACAGTTCCAGAAGGCTTCGAGGCGGTGGAAACCGCGCTCCGACGGCCCGGTGTTGATCAAGATGGTCACGAACGCACCTTGCCGCCGAACTTCTTCGCGGCGCCCACCGACGGGACGATGATCTCGGTGCAGTACCAGCACTGCCGCACCGGGATCGCGGGGAACCCCTTCTTCGTGAACGTGCCGATGTCGTGCTCGTCGAGGTGCTTCTGCCGGATGATGCAGCGGGTTCGCCGGAGGTGAACGCGCAGCGACGAGCGGAGCGTCTTCGGCGCCGCGATCAGTAGCCCAGCGACGGCGAGCCCGATGGCGATGGTGGTGAGGATCATTTCTCGACCTCGATGATGGAAGGCGGGCCGGACACGTCTTCGGGAAGCACAGCGTAGAGGGTCCCGACGGCGACCGCAACGACGACGGTGATCACTCCAACGATCACGCCGCGGCGTATAGTTCGACGACGGCGCGAACGAGCAATCGCGCGCTCCTCCTCCAAGGTGGCTTCGCGCGCCGCTCGCCACTTCATGTCATCGCGCTCGGCATCCTCTTCGAGTGCCACGTTCCACAATGAGTCGTATTCCCACGAGGAAAGCGGGCGCTGGCGACTTATCGCCGTCGAAGTGCCGACCGCCGCCACCGTCGCCTCGAACTCCTGCGCGCGGCGCTCCGCTTCGATCTGAGCCGCCGTGCGCTGCCGCTCCTGATCCGCCCACCACGCTTCTTTCTCGCGGGCGATCCGCTCGGCCTCGGCCGGGTCTGTGATCCGTTCGGCGATCCCGCAGGGCAGCCGAGAGGCGAGGGTGTGGTGGACGCGGTGCGCGCGGCACACGAGGCAGTAGCCATCCTCATCGCACTCCGGCTCCTTCGAGAGCTTCTCTTCGAGGAAGGCCCCGCAGGAGGGGCAGAACGTGGCGTGTGCGTACAGCGAATCGTACCGGAGCATCATCCGGTGCCCGATCTTGCACAGACGGACGATCGCCGTCGAGGTGTTCTCGCTCACGGCGTCACTCCACCGGGAGCAGGAAGAAGAGCGCGCGGTACTTGCCGGCCGGAACCTTCATCGGATTCCCGCCGCGGTCGCCGATGTAGACTTCTCCTACCGTCGTGCCCAACGAGAGGCGATACACCGCGAACTCCGGGCGGTGCTGCAAATCGATCATCTCGATGAACACGGCCGTCGCCTTCTCGTAAAGCGCCAACGGCGATCCGAGCGTGTCGATCGTTGCCGCCTCGGCGTCGAGCCGATTGATTGCCGCGTTCGCTTCGCGCTCGATGATAAACTTCGAGCGTTCCATCTCGTTCACGGCAACCGTTCGAATCACCGTCTTCGCCTCTTCGAGATCGTATCGCTTCATTTTCTCTCCTTCGTCAACGCCGCGCACGAATCGGTGAGGTAGTAGCGCACGGTGCGATCCCCCTCCGGCACGAGCTTCGTCTTCAGCCTGCGCGGATCGATGTCTCGCGGATCGAACTTGAATCGCGCGATCACTTCATCCTTGGTGAGCCACTCGACTTCGTACGGCGCCGCACCTTCTTGCTCCACCTTCCGCTTGATCACGGCCGCTCCTTCCCCGAACATTCCTGACAGACGTAGCGGACGAACACGACTCCGACCCGCTCACAGAAGTAACACCGAAGTTCCGCATTCTCTCCGCGGAGCACGCGGTAGGCGAAGCGTAGCCGCCGAATCAATTCGACGAGCGTCATCACAGCGGGCGCTCCTTCCATGGCAGGTGCTTCGCTTCCTTCCACCACCCCCGGCACGCCCACCGCACGGAGCCGATCATCGTCTCATCACCGACGATCCAGTAAGCTACGATTATCATCGGGGAGACTACGGCGCCAAAGATGACGAAGAAGATCCACCCGAGCCACCGCTTCGTCGGCGCTGTCATGGCTTCTCCTTGGATGCGCGATCCGGCCGATCCTCTTCCCTAGGAGGGAAGACGTACGTCCGACCCCACATGCCCCACAACTCACGCACGCAGTAGACGGCGACGGTCATCGCGCCGATTAACAACGCAACCAGCACCACGATCTTCATGACCGTCTCCGCTTCTCCCGACGAGGAACTGGCTTCCGTTGCAGAATGATCTCCAATCGACGGAGATCCTGCATCGTGAACGGGATCCGCTTCACGATCTGCGCGACCGCTTCTCGCGGCGTTCGTCCACTCCCTTCAATCAACGAAGCGAGAAACGTACCGACGTACGCATTGAATCGTGGGTTCTTACCGCACTGAAAAGAATCCCGCTCCACCGTGACCGATAGCGCATGATTCGCCGTGTCGTCGATGCGGAGATATGCCGAGAACGAACGATCTTCACGAAGACGTCCATTCTGATCATGATACGTGACGCCTGATCCAGCGTGGCGTCGATAACGTGGATCACCGCGAACCTCCCACGTTCCACGCTTCATGGCAGCTTCTCCCCGAGCGCACGAAGGTTCGACGAGAGATTCTCCTTCCACGCCCAGGTGGAAGCCGGGCGCGTCGAACGATCGCCGCCCACGACGTTGTCGTGGACCTGGCAGATCAGCGATGAGAGAGCGCCACCGGTGAGCGCATCGATGGTGAGCCGCGCGAGCATGACCGGATCGGGCGGGTTGCCGACGATCTCGTTGAACGAAGGATGCGCGGCGCGCGTCGAGCGATACTCGTCGAGTGCTGCGCGCATCACAGCCTCGTCCGCGTCATCGTCTTCTGGCTTGTTCCCCCCCGGCAATTGTGCAAAATACAGCGCCATGGCGTCGGCCAGCCGATCGGCGGGCGTCTTCTTCCGCTCCGCCCGCCTCGCTGCGATCTCCGCGTTGATCTCGGCGTCGGTGAGTTTATCGGTGCCAGCGCGCTTCGCCTCGGCCTGAATCTCCGCGACTGCTCTGACGGTCGTGTCGAGCCCGGGGCGCGACTTCAGCGCGAGGCGCGAGGCGATCTTCGTGCCGGCGTCGCAGTAGCAGATCGCCCACTGTCCCGGCGATCCTGGCGGATTTGGGATCACGGCCACGGTGAGACCCGAGTCGTAGCAGTAAGTGCAGTTCATTCGATCTTCTCCGTCTTCGAGCACACGCACCGGACTTCGGTGTTCGGATGCGACGGCGTTTCCGGCTGGCCGCGCTCGTACGTCTCGACTCGGTACGGAAGGCACATGCGCCGGCAGGCGTGCATCTCCTCGGCTACGGTGCAGCCGGCGAGCCCGAGCACTGCGATCACGATCAGTCTCATAGTTCCCTCCCACCGCCGATGATCTTCGCCGCCATCGTCTTCACGAGGTCGGCATCGTCAACGCCGGAGAGATCCGCCGCGAAGCCTGAAACTTCATCCTGGCCGATCACCTTCTCCACGGCCGGCATCTTGCTAAGTAGCAAGCTCGCGATCCGCTCGTCGATGGTGCCCTCGGCGATGAGGTACTCGATCAAGACAGCGCGGGTCTGCCCAAGCCGTGCGACACGGCCTTCTAGCTGAACGATCGAGCCCGGGGTCCACGGCAGCAACGCCACGAGGAGGTGATCGGTGTCCTGAAGGTTGAGCCCCTCGCCCCAGGCGTCGGTGGTGCCGACGAGGATGGCGGGGCCGGGCGCCGCCATGTACGCGATGCGCATCGCCTCGCGCTCGTCAGTCGAGTGGGCGCCGTGACCGCCGGTGATGAATGCTGTCTTCCCGTGCCGCTTCGTTACTGCCTCCAAGATCGCGTCCACGTCTCTTCTTCTTCCAGTGAAGACCACGGTCTTCAAGCCACCCTCGACGTCGGCGTCGATCTTCTCGAAGAGCCGGCGCCGCTTGCGCGCCGCTGCCTCGAAAAACAGGACCTCCCTCAGAGCCTCGTTGCCGCGCTTCGCGGCGGCGCGGACCTCGGCCACCATGCCCGACTTCACCTGATCCTTCGCGGCGACGTAGGTGACGATCCGGCGCTTGGGCGGGAGGTAGCGGTTCGCCTCCGCGTGGAAGACACGGTGAGTCATCGTGTCGATGCGTGCTTTCAACTCGACGAGGTTCGAGTAGCCGTCGTCGGTCATGCCGAACGCAGCCTCGACGGCTCCGGCGTACCGCCGCGCCCACGTCCAGTAATTCCCCCACTCGTACGGCTGGCAGAGGTCGAGTTGCGCCCAGAGGTTGCGGACGCGGTCGCGGATCGGCGTCGCCGTCGTCAGGAGCCGGCGCGATGCGAGGCGCGTCAGCCTCATCGCGGCAGCAGCGATGTTATCAGCGAGGGTGAACTTCACCTTCGGCTCGGGGATGGCAATCGGCTCCGGCGGGATCCCACTCGCTCCGCCTGCGCCATCCATGTCGAAGACGGTGAGATCGACGGGGGCCGCCGCAGGCGGCTCGGTGAAGAGGAAGCCGAGGTCGATGCCGCGATCTAGCTCCTCGACCGTCTCCTCCTCCTCCTCCTTCACCGTCTCGACCGCCCACCGCTTCTTGCTGCTCACCTTCTGACTCTCGTCGAAGATGAGCGAGATGCCTTTGCCGCGGAAGCTCCGCTCGAAGACGGGGATCCACGCTGGGAGGATCTCATAGGAGATGATGACGAGCACCGGCGCGGTGCCGCGCTCCGTCGCCATCGTGGACACGATCGCGTTCGCGTTCGGCGTCTCGCCTTCCAAGATCACGGGCCGGACGAAGGTGTACCGCTCGACCTCGCCGGCCACCTGTAGCTTCACCGCCGCCTTGGTGACGATGACGACGGGCTTGCCGCCAGCGAGCGCCCAGATGATCGCCGCCAGAGTTTTCCCGCTGCCGGCTGACCACACGAAGGCACCGGAGTTGTCGGGCCACTCGCACGACGCGGCGAGGCCCCGCCGCTGGTAGGGCGTGAGAAACTCCGGCACCCACTCGCGGATCAGCGGTGTGGCAAGTCGCAGATCACGGACGCCGCGATCGTCGCCGGTGCGGTACGCCTGGGGAGCGAGACCACGATCGCGGCCCCACCGCAGCACGATCTCGCGCGCGTTCTCGGGAACGAAGCACCGTTTCCGGAAGCTCACGCCGGGAACGTCGGCGAGGAGTTCCGCGACCTCTTCCTCTGACAGTGATCGGTTGAAGGTGAAAACCCAGCGCATCGTGCTCCCCCCGCCTACCCGTGCTCGGGGACGCTACCGCCCCGGGTCGGATCTGTCAACACGCCTTGCCGGGCGGGCCCCGCGGGGCTAGACTCGCCGGCCGCGGGTAGGTCAGGGGGTCGTAAGGGTGGCAAATCTGATGAAGGTCGAGGCGAAACCGTGAGCGAGATCCCCATCACGGATCTGCTCCTCGACGCCCTCGACACCGGCTCGACCGTTCTGACCCAGCGGGTTCTCAACGAGCCCACGCAACCCCCGCGGTTCCTCTGGGATCGGCTCATGCTAGCCGGCGAGGTGGGGACCTTCGTGGGGGGCAGCGGCGCCGGGAAGTCCCGGCTCCTCTGCGGGCTCGCCGTCGCGATCGCCTCGGGCCGGGGGGAATTCCTTGGCTACGCCTGCCAGAGTGGCACGGTCGCGGTGATCTCCTCAGAAGACGGGGTCGAGTTCTACCGCCGGCAGGTGAAGGCGTGGTGCGTTCACTTCGACGTCCCCTTCCAACTCATCGGGTCGAAGATCAGAATTTACGATCTCCCCGAAATCATCCCCGCCGGATATCCCGCGTCGCTCACCGTTCATGATCGCGGCGGCGTCGTCGTCAACGTTCCGCTCGTCTCGGCGATCACCCGCAGCCTGAATCAATCCGGGCTGCACTACTCTCAGCACGTTGAAGCCGTTGCAGACGATGAACCGATCCCGAGCGGCGCCGGAGCGAATGCGCTTCGTCTCGTCATCGCCGAGACGGCGAGCACTCTGAGCGTCGGCGACGAATCGAATGAAGCGATGCGCGAATTAATTCGGGCCCTAGCTTCGATCGCCCATACGGGGCTGTCCGCGCCGGCTGTCGCGGTCACCCACCACGCGACGAAGGCTGAGATGGAGAAGCAGGAGCCCTTGACGGTAGGCTCCGGCCGGGGTGGGTACGCTTTCACCGCGAACGCTCGGGGTGCGCTCACTCTCGGCAAGGAACGGCTTTCCCAGGCCGATGCGGTGCTCCGGTGCCAGAAGGTCCGCGACGGCCGGGTAGACGACCTCCCGCCGATCTTCCTCGACTTCGAGGAGGTCGAGGTGGACGGGCACGAGGAGGCTGTGCTGGTGCCGGCCTCGAACACCCCCGCGGCGTACGTGCCAGCGGGGCAGGCGAGCCCGCTAGAGGGCGCGAACGGTGGGGGGAGGGCGAAGGTAGGGCGACCGTCCACCGATTCGCCAGCGGCCCGTGCTGCCGCCATGCTTGCCATCGCGCAGGTGGTGACGAGCTACGCGGATCGGGAAGGGCCCCCTACGCGATGGGAGGTGCTCTCGGAGTCGCTCGTCGTCGAGGCTGGACTTGGCCGGGGGCCGCTGCGCACACTTCTCGACGCACTCATCACGGCCGGGTGCCTTGCCGTGGGGCCTTCTCGCCAGGGGGCCAAGTTCACCCTCGTGCCGGGGAAGCGGTTCGCCGAAATGAAGTTCGCCGCCGAAACTAAGCTCGCCGAAACCTCTGGGCAGGGAGGTGGAGAGAACCACTGAAGGTGGTTTCTCTCCCTAGCCCCCGGGAGTATCCGTGAAGGTCCGAAAACCTCAGTTAGAAATCTGAAATTATTAGGGAAAGGCCCGCGCCAATACTGCCGTGAACTACTCATGTAGTCCAGCGGGTTTTCGGCGAGGTCTTAGAAATCTGAAACGACTAGAGAAACCCGCCGCCGGAAGTACCGCGAGTGAAATAGCCCCGGCGAACCTTCCGGCGAACCGCGAACGGGCGAAAATAAACCCATCCGGTATTAAGTGCCGCGTTCGGCGAGCCGGAAATTAATTCCTCGCCGGCCGGCGGCACCGCTCTGACCATCACGTGTGTGACACGGCTTGCGTTCTCGCGCGCCGGCTGTACCGTGCTCGAACGATGGCACGCCCGAAAGATCGCCGGGTGGCGCAACTTCTGACCACGGACCCGGATCTCTGCGCAGCAGGGGTGTTCGAGTTCTGCGCTGCCGCCTACCCAAATGCAGCCCTGAATTCAGGGATCAAGGAATTAGTGCTGCGCGGCATGACGACCGATCCGATGGAAGCAACGATCATCGGCGCGCGTCGTGCGGCGTTCCTCGTCGTCATCGCTGCGATGCGCGACGTGATCGCTGACGCATTCACTATGGCGGCCGATCAGTTCCGCGCGGAAGCGATGATCGCACGCGCGAACTATCAGGCGGCGATCGACGAAGCGGTCGCCGTCGAGCTTCGGAAGCGGGGGATCGAGCCATGAGCGGGGGAACGGCATGATCAATAAGGGGGAGAAGGTTGAGATCGGGTCGGGGTTCCGGGAGGAAGACGGCACGAAGTTGGAGCCGGAGCTTCAGCCGGTGAAGCACACGATCGCGAGCGAGGCGACGGTTGACGTAGGAGTCGGCCCCGACGGTGGTCAGCAAGTCGGCGCGCTACCGCTCGCGATCTCGACCGAGATGCCGGCCATCGAAGCGGCCGACGCCCTCACCTCTCTCTGTCACCTCTGCATCTACTGGCGGCCGGAGGAGTGGCCCCGCGTTCGCGCGAAGCTGACGCCGCAAGAGATGGGCGCGCTGCGCGCGACACTCCTCGCGAAGACCTCCGACGAGATCCCGCAGTTGGAGAACGGTGACGACTACTTCGACGTGGATCACGCGATGGGCAACGGCACCCACGGCGTCTGCAAGGCCCTCTCTGAGATGGCCGGCGACGACGTGGTCACCTTCTACACCGCGACGTGCCCGGACACGGCGCCCAACGGGGCACCTCTGGGCTTGCTCTTCAAGCCGAAGAGCGAAGCGCGTCGCGGAGTAGCGCGGGCTCGCGATGCGATCTTGCTCACCGCAGCCGGGCGAAAGCCCGAGTAGGAGACACCGATGCCGATGGCAATCGCAACGACGACGGAAGACAAGACGCATCCGATGGACGCGGGCATCACCACGACGGAGTGGTTCGGGAACAAGGTCATGCTGTGGATCTCGGGCGGGATCGCCGCGCTCGGCACCGGGCTCACGCTCGTCGAGGGCATCACGCAGGTGCTTCCCCCCGACTTCGGCCGGATCGGGGTTTGGCTCGCCATCGCGGGCGCGGCCGTGGGCGGGCTGAAGCAAGTCGCCTACGAGGTGCAGCGGGTGCTCCTGAAGATCAGCGCGATCAAGTACGGCACCGCGGCGCCGGCCCCCACGGATCCCGTCCCGGTGAAGGCGCCGGACGCCGCCGCCGCGAACCTGGGAGCCTGACATGCTTCGGCGCGCGCTCGCCTTCACGCTGGCACTAGGTATCCTGGCCGTGTTTCCTCCCCCAACGGTCAGGGCCGAACCCGGCGTGGAGGCGGGCGCCGCCGTTCCTGAGTACCTCGCGCCGGCTCCGCCCCCTGCGAAGTACGCGAAGCTGACGTGGGTGTTCGAGACGACGCGCAGCCCTGGCTACTGGTACACCGCGACGCAAGTAGTCGCGATCGATCGGCGCATCGACTTCCTCGAACGCGCGTGTTCGCAGGCGCAGGTGGACGCGAAGATCGCGACGGCGAAGGCGACGATGCCGGCGTGGGTGTGGATCGTGAGCGGCGCCGTTGTCGGAGCCGGGGCAACGTGGGCAACGATGCGCGTGGTGAAGTGATGGCCGACAGCTTCCTAGCCGATCGCCAGGTGCTCTACTTCATCCGCTCCTCGACGTGCGAAGCGTGCAAGGTCGCCGAGCCGGAGTTCGTGGCGTTCGAGCGGAAGCACCCGACCGTGATGACGCTGAAGCTCGACGCGGAGGGTCCGCTCCCCGAGCGGCTCGGGCTGAAGGTCAAGGCGACGCCGACGTACGCCTACCGGCGCGGCAACGAAGCCGTGATGATCGCCGGCGCGATGAAGGTCCGCGACATCGAGTCGTGGCTCAAGAAGCTCGGGGCGACGTTGTGAGAAAGATCGAGGAGAGTGGGAAGATCGCCGATACGATCGCTGTGACTACGGTGCTCGCGTTCATCGCCGGAGTGACCTCGCCGCGCTGGGAGGTGGGATTCATCACGGGCTTCGTTCAGTTCATGTTCGGGATGTTCGTTTTCAGCCTCTTCGAGGCGGGCAAGTGACGACACTTTCGAAAGAGGCAGCGATTAAGATCGCGCGGGAATTCGAACGCATGGCGCGTGCTATGCGGCGGGGAACGTCGATCGAAGACCTCATGAAGATGTTAGCGAACGTGTATCTAAGAATGGGCGTCGATGAGTACGGCGCTCGGGCGTCTACAATGCGCAGTCTCGACTTGATAGTCGCCGAGATGCGGCCGTCGGCTCCGGTGGTTCATCTTCGCGCGATCAAGGGAAAGAAGAAGTGATCGAACTCTTCATCTACTCGATCGCCGCGTTCGGCTTCGCCTACTGTGCCGGTCACAGCGTCATCTCGCGTGGGCTTCGCTCGTGGATCATCGGCAAGTATGACTACGGGCTGCGCTTCTGGTTCGTCACCCTCATCGAGTGCCCCGCCTGTTTAGGATTCTGGACTGGCGCGATCATCGGCGGCGCCATCGACGGCGGCTGGGGCATCGCGATCGGCGCGCTCTACACCGCTGGCAGTAACTACATTCTCTCGAAGCTCACCCGTCTCATCGACTAGTCCCCGGAGGAAGTCATGTCCGCAGCCGTCACCCCGATGTTCAAGTTGAAGATGT